GTCGTAGGGCTTTGAGGTTGGAAGGATTTTACTACCCCCTACCCCTAGAACTGTAAGGCTTTGTGGTCTTACATTTATTTACTATTATGAGCTTATTTGTTCTTTCCTGCCTTCTTATCTCAATACTGAAACATCCATGCTTTCATCAACAATCATTGCCTTAATACCAAATGGTTCAAACTTATCCTTAATTTGCTTTGTTGCCATTTCGTATTCACAATCTTTAAGCCTGCCTTTGTATCTGAATATAACAATGTCGCCCTTCTTTAAGTTCAGTATAGACATATCCTTTAATTCTTCCATCTTCATCCACCTCCTTTCTTTCCTGCCTTCCCCCAAGCTTCTTCTCTGCCTGTCTTCTTATCATGACATTTCTTTGCCATCGCTTGCCAGTTGTCCCAATTATAGAATAGATCATAGTCACCCTTATGTGCGATCTTATGATCAACTATGGTAGCAGGCCATAGCCTGCCAAGCCTGACGCATTCCTCACATTCACAAAGAGGATGCTCACTCAAAAAGAGTATACGCTCGCGCTTGTATCTGGCAGAGCTGTACATTCCATGATGCTCAGGCCTGTGCTTGTCATATAGCTTCTTATCCACATCCTTATGCTCCTCACAATATCGCTCATATGTAAGGTTATTGCAGCGTGGGTAATTGCAATGGTGCTTCGGTCGCATCGGCATTATAGCACCTGCTTAATCGCTGCTTTTTGAATCTCTTTTTCTATCCACAATTCCAGCTTTTCGCGTACAAAGAAAACTCGATTCCCTATACGGTAAAATGTTCCAGATAATTCTCCATCTCTCACTTTACGCATTCCGCAGTCATACCGAATCCCAATCAACTCAAATGCTTCTTTAGGTGACATTCTGGTCATACTATTTTCTCCTTTATTTTATTATTTTACATCCCTATTGTTTCCTTTATCTCATCCACCGTCAAATACTCATTGTCCCTGCTATTGTAGCCCTGATCAAGCTCTTCATGTAGCTTCTCACCTTTCCTTATTCCGATCACCTTGTATGGCATCCCAAATGCTGCAGCCAGATCGGTTATCCTGACACTCTTGATTTTGGGAATAAATGTTTCGCCGCCCTGCATCTTATTCAAGCTGTCAATAACAAATTTACAAGCTTCAGCCATCGGATACCAGAAGCGGGTCATATTTTCATCGGTTATAGGCAGCTCTGTCGCTCCATGTTCTATCAGCTTTTTCCAGATAGGAACAACCGAATTACTACTTCCGACAACATTGCCATATCTGACAACGCTGAATTTTATATTCTTCCAGCCGATGTAATTATTGGCGTTTATTATGAGCTTCTCCGCCATTGCTTTGCAGGTGCCGTATGTGTTGATGGGATTAACCGCCTTATCGGTGGAGATAAAAAGTATTTTCTTTACTCCCTGGTTAAGAGCCGCCGAAATGACGTTCTGTGTTCCGATAACATTAGTTTTCAGTGCTTCCTCGGGCTCTTTCTCGCAGGCGTCCAGTGATTTTATGGCAGCTGCATGAATTACATAATCCACATCTTCTAGGGCCATGTCCAAACGCTCCGAATCCCTAATATTGCCGATAAACCAGCGCATGAAGGGAGGATTGCCGAGGCTGTCTCTTAAATCCTCCTGCTTCTTCCAATCTGTGCTGAAGATTATCAGCCTTTTCGGCGGGTCGGTCTGAAAGTGCTTGCATAGTGCGGTACCGAGTGAACCTGTACCGCCGGTGATAAGGATTGATTTGTCGTTAAACATGATGTTGACCTCCTGATATTTGTTATATTTTTTTATAATGTTTTATTATATTTTTTTATAATATCTCTTTAAGTTCTTCCGGACTAATGGCAAACGGTCCGGCATCAAGGCCGGTGCTGTCGGGTAATTTGTAGTGCTTTTCCCAGATTCGAGGCTGATACTTTTTATAAAGATCGAGGCCAATAGTATGATCGGATATACCATGTTTCAGGCTGCCTTTTGAATATCTTCTTTCGTATTCTTCTGTGCTGGCCGGATATTGCGAAACACAAAATAATGCTATATCTCTGTTTTGATTTATGTAGTTTGGATAGCCGTATAGCAATGTTTCGCCTTCGGGCATACTGCCGACGCTTACATACACCGGTATCTTCCTCGGAACTTCACCGATGAGCCAGTCGAGCGCGCGGCGGTTGGCGATTTTGATGAAAGGTACATCGAATTGCAGGAGAAAATTTAAAGATTCCTTGTCAAATACTGAAGCGGTAGTTTTATAACCCAATAAATAGGCATAATGATATGCTTCTTTGAATATCTCGTAATCAAGAGATATATTGTCTCCTGCCTTTTTAAAAAGCTGATGTTTGATGATAATCTCATGTTTTTCTGATGTCCCTTTCGATATTTCGGCTTTTCTTAATTCATCAAGCATTCTTTTCAAATATTCCCAATTATTTTTATGAGTATTGCCGGATCCAAAATCAAGTATTATTTTTGACATAGTTGTAATCCTCCTTCAAAAATGCAAAATAAAAGCTGTCGTAATATTGATATTTCCAGAACTTTGTAAACGGGATGTCAGTACATCGTGCTAAGTACTTTTTGGTAAGCTTTTTCCAGAATTGTAATGCTGGATTGCAGGTGTAGCACTCGCCCCATATCATTTCAAAATTCATGTAAAAAAATCCCTGCTCAAGCAGCAAATCAACAGCCTGCTCACCATAACCCTTGACGCGATATTCAGGATTCAGGATGATACTTATTTCAGCTCGGCGGTTTTCCCATTCTATGTTTTCAAGGCCAACCATACCGATAAAAATAGGAGTTTTGTCTGTAAACTTATATTCAGGGCTTCCTTTGATCGTATAAGTATCATATGTTTCAGGAATTATAATTTCTTTGTTTGATTCAATCCACACTCCCCAGTATCTTGCTTTGGCATTCTTGTCGCAGATAACATCGTGATAAAACTTCTCCTGCATTTCTTTTGTAAGCGGGAAGGGCGTCCTTAATGACTCTAAACATTCATTCCGCCATTGTCTCACTCGCTCACAGTTTTCAAGGGTTAATTCTTTTAGTTTCATATTGACCTCCTCTAAATATAAATTCCGTATGTGGTATTGCTGGTAAAGGCAGCTATTTCATTCTGCATTTGTTCATCGTCATCCCAGTAATAAAAAATTGATGTAGGATAATTTGACCAACTCTTTTCTTTATATTTTCTGCCTGCAGCTCTTATATTTAACAATGTCATAAATTCATCAAATTTTAAAGTTTCCATACATCCTCCCTCATATATCCAGCGCATCAGCGCCGAATAGCTTTCTTTTCAGCTTTGTGACTATCTTATTATGCTTTCGCCAGATAGTCCGTGTACTGTAATGCAACTCTTCCGCTATCTGCTCTATGGTCATTTTCTGCAAATAATGCATTTCCAATATTTTGTATCCGTCCTCGTCTTTTACTTTTTCGAGGGTATTTTCAATACGTTTCAGCAGGTTTTTTGTCCGTTTTTGAGCACGCTCGCGATTGCTGATTTTTTGAAGATGCCTGATGTTATCGTCAAGCTGGGGGCCTTCTGTCTTTTTCACATTATGCCATGTGGAGGTATCGAATTTCTCCTCTTTCATATCGGCAATATCGAGTTCATCCTGGTTAATTTTATCCCGCAGGTCATCGATGGATTCCAGCAATTCAATAACATCTCTGAATGCTTTTTTGCTCTTATTCTGCTTTTTTAACAAGCCCATTTCCCTGATCGTCTCTTTTGCTGTTTCCTTTGCTATTTTTCTGATCAATGCATCGTCCATCGTCATTCCTCCATTGCTTTTAATGCTTTTGCCATTTTCAAATCGTTAATATCATCAATGTCTACAGCGTGCTGCCAAGAGATTGGAAACATTGTATAATCTGAACCATAAAATGTGTCTGTTTTCAGGAGCTCGCTTACTCTGGCAATCCATATTGCTCCGGTTGGGCAGAATAAATCGGGCAAGTCCTGGCTTCTGGTTTTTAGCGCTTCAGGGGAAACTGCCTCGGGTTTGTACCGGTCTTTCAGCTTGACGGCCCACCAGGGATTCATCCAGCCGTATTTAAAACAGGAGAGCTGGAAATCATAGCCGCCGGAGACAAAGTTCTGGAAGGAAAGCTTAATATCTTTGCTGTCTCTCAGCGGGCAGTTTGCCATAAGCTGCAGGACATAATCATATTCGCGGCCCTGGCCTCGGAGCTGCTGAAGTGTTGCTATGGTTGCTTGACTGACTGTGGAATGATCGTCATTGCAGGAGAGACGCCGGATTGTATGGGCTCCGTAGTTTTCAGATACTTCAATAATAGCGTCATCGTCGGTACTGACATAGACATCGGCATTCAAAGCATCCAAAGCTGCTGCGATTGTCCAACTTATCATTGGATGGCCGCAGAAATCAATTATATTCTTTTTGGGAATTCTCTTACTGCCGCCTCGGGCTGGGATAATTGCTACTGTTCTCATTTGTGATTTGACCTCCTTTTAATTTAAAGTTTAATTTCTCTTACTGGCAATCCGACATCTTTCAATGAATGCCATATGTCAAGAAAAAACCGCCTGAACCACCTTGAATACCAAACCTTATTATTTTCGCCTCCACAATCTGAATCACAGAAATCCCATGGTTTTCTCATATCCAAGGGTTCACCATCAGATAGTGAAAGCTTTATACAATAAGCCAGTGTTTTTCCTGCTCTTCTGCCACCATACCAATATGGGCCATTGTTTAAGATATGCTGTTTTTGATCATCGTAAAGTTTTATATCTAATGCCTTTTCAATTATGCAAATAGTTTCATTGGTTATTTTCAATGACAACTACTCCTTCCCAGAGAAGGGACTTTGCCCCTCCTTTTTAATGTTTTTCAAAAATAGCGCCTGTTAACACAATTAAGCCGGCAGGAAAACATATCCATGCTAATTCTGCACCTGCGATAAAAGCTATTATGCCACCAACAAAAAGTGTACCGGCAATAATGATATAACCCATACTTCATTCCTCCCCGTCAATTAATCTCGCCAATAAGCCTTAAATACCCATCAGTTGCCTTTTTCCATCTATCGCAGCTTTCGTAATCGACAACGTCTGTCTGATAGGCTCCACTTATTGGACATCCGCATTTCCATATTGTTTTTATGTTTGGAATCTGTCTTGCCCATCCACATGTTTTACAGATTTTTCTTATTTCCTTCATCCTCATTCCTCCCCGTCAATTAATCTCTGTACAAAAGGTTTGCCTGCTTCCGTGATACCGCGCCATTCTTTTGTGAAAAGATTGGTATTCTCATAACACTTTTCATGTACCAAAAGTGCAAGTTTTGTTACCATCTCTCCAAAAGTCATTTCGGTTATTCCCAAAAAGTAATGAATTGATTTTGGTAGTATCTGCTCATACTTCTTAGCAATCTCGAACCCTTCCTCCCTTGTCATGAGCCCCGCCCGTATATCATCTGAAGCCTGAATTGTTGCACGTCCATATCCCCTCTTGAGATAGCAGAGAAAATCATGGATCCCAGCCATACTGCACTCAGCGCTTTTATAATCCTTATATGCTCCCTCAATTTCAAGCCCTTTCCAGCCATATTCCTGCTTGATAAATTCCGTCTGGCGTTCGGCGTCCCAGTAGATGTAATTTCCAAGATGTATTCCCTGAAGGCCGATTGCTTCGCACTCCTCTATACTGGGTGTCTGGTATGGAAATAGGTCACGGAGAGTAATGTAATCGCAGGCAAATTGCTCGGGTGTGAGTTTGGCGGAAACACGGAGGAAATAATCGCGGTCGAATTTGTCGGGTTGATCGTATGTAGCGCGGCCATGCTCGGCGGTCGATTCTCCCCAGATTATCAGCGGGATTTTATAAGCAACCGCCATTTTGAGGGTAAATGCTGATACCCCCATATGACAATGCCAGCAGGCGTCACCAATTGTCTCCACAGAGTGACGGGCGCAGCGGTTGACGAGGCTACGGTTCGGGGTAAACATGATGTGATCGATGTTAAGTTTTTCAAGGCTGTTCTGTAGATTGTGCCAGCCTGTTTTGCTGTACCAGTTGTGGTTATGAGTTACGCAAAGTGGCTTCATACCCAGTTCTTTTACTACAACATGCATCTGCCAAGTGGAGTCCTTTCCGCCGCTGATAGGCAGAATGCAGTCGTAATTGTTGCCGGCTTTTGTTTTGGCTTGCTGAACTATCATATCAAGGGCTTTTCTTCGGACCGTCCAATCTATGTGTATTTTCTGCTCTGAAGAGACGCAGGCCTGGCATTGTCCCATTTCGTCGAATTGAATGTCTTCACGCGTCTCGGGCATAAGACAGCGGGTACAGTAGCGTAAATTATTAAACATTTGCTATCTCCTTTTTTATAAAGGTCATTTCCCAATTAGGGCCAACTGGTTCACCATCGATGATGGTCCATATGCGCCTGAGGTCCGAGGGCTTTAAATCATTTTGCAACGCTATTGCAAGTGCCTTGAAACCCTCGCTTTTGTCCCCATAAAATCTTACAGTTGGTTCCAGGTAACAATGCCCCGGACCGCTTTCGCAAGACTCATAAGTTTCTATGCCATTATCATTTAAGATCATCACTTCTTTTTCAATACCTTTGTCAAGTGGTGGATCATATTCTCTCACAAACAATCAGCTCCTTTTATTTTTGGCTTTACTCCTTCCGGTATCAGTTCCATTTTCCTCAGATAGTCGATAAAATCAAACAGCAGATAGTCATTGTACTTTCGTGCTACAATTTGCATTCCAAAAGGCAGACCATTCGGGCCGGTGAATGCTGGGACGCTCACAACAGGTAAATGGGCTAATGTCCACATAAGGGCGGGATCAGGTTTCTCGAACTCGTCACGCAGCGGAGCTTCACCGGCAGTGCTGAGGGAAATCAGAATATCGTACTGCTGCATGAATTCATCCATGGACTGGATGATGTCGTTCTGGAGAATCAATGCCTGCCTGTATTGCTCAAAGCTTATCCTTTGACCCTGCTCGATAATATCGTTCATTATGGGAGATACCAGCTGAGAGTTCTTATATTCCTCCCGGAAGTAATGAGACAGGCTTTTATTGTAGATGGTAGCATGGACTTCATGAGCGATTGACATAATTTCGGGCAATCGAACCGTATGATCGTAGAGCAATTGAGAAAAACCAAGCAATGCATTTTTTGCATATATTTTAGCATATTCCCATTTATGAGTGCGGACAAATGCAATTTTCCATGGCCTTGATTCAAGTTTTGCCGGCCTTGAACTGAAAGCCTCATGACTCACCGGATAATTCCTGCCGTGTACCCGCAGCGCGTCAAACATAATCCGCAGGTCACAGGCGTGGCTTACGAAGAATCCCACAGTGTCAAGGGTGTCGCAGGTCTTTAGCATGCCGGTTCGGGGAATAAGGCCGAAAGACGGTTTACATCCATAAATGCCGCAGTAGCTGGCAGGCCGAACTATGCTGCCGGCTGTCTGGGTGCCGATTGCAGCAGGTACCATACCGGTGGCAACCGCGACCGCTGATCCGCTGGAGCTTGTACCGGGATTTCTAGCAGCATCATGTGGATTAAGTGTTTTGCCTAAGGTATGTACAGCGAACTCGGCAGTGACTGTTTTGCCAGGAATGACTGCTCCGGCATTTTTTAGATTGTAGACTGCACGGGCATCATTACCAGGAGTGAAATTTTTCCACAGAGGAGATCCCATTTGTGTGGGAAAATCGGCGGTGTTAAAAATATCCTTTACGCCGATGGGGATGCCGTAAAGTGGGCCTGACTTACATGTTTTCAATTGTTCAAATAAAGTTTTTTCGTCAAACATTTCCCATGCCATATAACATGATTCTATTTCTTTTATACTATAAATACACATATAGGCTATTTCCCAACGACTTAAGTCTTCATTGTTTATATCGTTTTGCATATCTTTTATTGAATAATTTAAAAAGCTTTTCAAGTCAACCGTCCTCCCTTTGTGCTTTTTCGATGATTTTTATTGCATCGATTACTATGTTGCTTTTTAATAAAATACATTGAGAGCCTGTCAAAATTATCTTTTTTCTTCCATCGGCAAGTTCAATAATAGTTTCTCCGGAAAGACCTTGAGCCTTGAAATCCTGAGATACTTTTATAACATCTTTAAGTTTCTCGCCATGCTCCTGCTCTATTATGGTTATGTATGTGCAGTTCACTTTGACCGCCTCCAATCACTTTTTAAAATTGACATAATCTGTACGTCCTGATATTCACCTTCGCAGTAGTAAGCCTGCCTCAATATGCCTTCCTGCTGAAAACCGGCATTCATAAAAGCTCCCTGACTGCTGACATTTTTAGTAACCATTCCGGCCTGCAGGCGGTTCAGGTTCATCCGAGTGAAGGCATGGTCTACGAGAAGCTTTATCGCCTCTGTACCGTAGCCATTGCCTCGACATTGTTTATCCCCAATGATTATACTGATTTCGGCAGAGCGGAATGTAGGGTGAATGTTCAGCAGGGTTATGTTGCCGATGTAGCAAGCAAATTCAGCGGGTAAATTCGTTTTAATCTCTTTATCCTTTCTGATAATCGCAAGATGCATGCTGCCATTGTCCTGCATCAATTCAATGTAATCTCTGCAATCCTCAATGCTTGTTGGGTAAATGCCTCGCTGCATATATTTGGTGGTATCCTGATCGTTTAGCCAGTGGTAGTAATTTTCGGCATCTTCACGAACTACCTGCCGGAGGTAAATGCGGTCGCCGATGAGAAATGAATTTTGCATATTAAGCACCTGCCTTTATTTTTTCAATAAGTCTCTTTGCGTTTTCTTTTTCTCCCGATGTAGCAGCTGAGTCGTTCATAAATGCCTCAAGCTTTTTAATTTTTTCTCGTTTTTTGGCAGAAATGTCGGGCTTGTTTGAGCCTAAATCTATACCCGTCCAATATGCAAACTCTGCTGCATTTGCGAAAGCTTCGGCGGCGGTTGCTTTTAAAAATTCTTCAAATGATCTAAATTGTGCCGTTCTGGTTGCTGTCTCTGCCCTTGTAGATGCAAAGACAGGACCTTCAAATTCTGCGTATCCTGTTTTTGTTCCTTTTCTTTTTTCCTCTTTAATTCTTTTAAGAAAATCAGTAAGGCTTTCGGGTTCCATTAGACCACCTCCTTGAACCAAGATAAAGCTATCTTTTCCTCGACCTTTTCGCATACCGGACAAAGCCCCAGCTCATAGCCCATCGTCTTAAATAGGGGCATGGTATAAATAGGGTCAATGTAGTGCTGCTTAGTGTTGAATTTATCATTAGCGGTATCTATAAAAGCTAAATCGGGATTTTTTTTGCTACGTACCCAAGCGTACTTGTAAAACGCGCTGGTGCATTCCGGCCGGACTTTGACTGGGAAGTATTTGGCATTCTCCTGATAGACTGCAAGAATGCTGTCAAGCTTTTTGAGCTGCTCCCGGGCTATGGCGGCGGAGAGTTCGGTCATGCGGAGGTTGAGGCCGACAAGTGAAAAAAAGTTTCGGTCTGCTCCTATAAAAACTTGCCTTTCCATGTCATTAATCACAGCTTCCGAATGATTCATACAAAGACGTATTTTCATTGCCAACTCATCGTCATCGGTAACCACAATACCGCCTTCTCCGCATTGGATGTGCTTATGCACGTTTAATGAAAATACTCCGATATCTCCCAACGTTCCGGCGTATTTGCCTTTGTACTTAGCTCCTACTGCTTGAGCAGCATCCTCTATAACGGGGATGTTGTGTTTTTTACCGATTGCATTAATAGCATCGGCATCGTAAGGCTGACCGAACAGGTCCACAACCAAGATAGCTTTTGTGTAGGGTGTAATTTTACTCTCCACTGATGCGGGGTCAAGGCAGAAATAATCTTCCTCGATATCGGCGAATACTGGATTTGCTCCGAAATGCAGCGGCATGGATGCACTGCAGGTCATGGAGTATGGACTTACAATAATCTCTTGGATCTCCGGCTGATAATTCCGGATTTTGCTATTCCATACCCAGGGCTTAAGTCCGATAGCCGCGCAGGCAAGCCATAAACCTGATGTCGCCGAATTGCAGCAGACGGCATGTTTCACGCCGAAATATTTCGCCCATTCCTTTTCCAGGGCTTTAATTTCCTCACCGCCATAGAACCAATCGCCGAATGAACCTCTGTAGCCGCTTAATATACCTCTTTCCATTACCCTTTGTACTGCTTGAAGTTCTTCTTTACCTATCATTATTTTCTTCTCCTTTCGCTCTGTTTTCTTTTTTTGTAAAAATAAGCCGGTAAAAAATCTAAAAAATACGATACCTTTGTTTTTGGACAAAATACATCCCAAATCTTTCCTGAAAGCTTTTCTAAAAACCACCAAAGTTCTATCACTTAAAATCCCTCCACAAACATTGCTCTTAATAGGAAAAAGATTGAAATTACAAGACCAACTATGCCTAATATTACTTTACTATCCGTTATTGCTGGCATAATAACAAAGCAAGCAAGCAGTAATACAACAACAATAATTATTCCTTCTACGATAATGCTCATTAAAAATTTTTTCATTTCGCTCTCTCCATTCTTTTATAACATTCTTCCAGTGTTCTCAGCGCATCTTCCCCGGTGCAAAAAAGCGGCTCCTTGCCTTCCAAAAAGTTATAAGCATTGTCCATAACATAATATAAGTGCTTGTCATACATGGTGTCCACATGTGGATTTTTTACGAAATTGACCGCATTCTCGGAGGCAAAATCCTTTTCGTAGAACATGCCCCATTGGTAAACCCAGCGGTAGTCTGTAGGTATTTCGTGAATTGTGATTCTGTCAAGACTGCCGTTATACCAGAGCGCCATGTCGATGAAGTGTGAGGCAGTATGCAGCCAGCCACGATTGAAGTAGCAATAGCCTTCAATGAATTTGCCAAGATTTCCAGCATCAATTTCAGCCTTTCTCATCCGATAATCCGGAATGAAGCGGCGGGTATAATCTACAAGTATAGGTATGTTTTTTTTCCGATATAGCTCTACGATCTCACGGGCCTGCTGCAGGTTGGTACAAATGGGCTTTTCGCAGATAACAAGTTTTAGCGGATAATCTGCAAGTTGTTTCAAAACATCGTAATGTGTTTCATCCGGTGTCGTTATAATTGCAACGTCAAATCTTAATCCTTTAAGCTCTACCGATGAACGGGACATGTGTTTCGGTTTCCATATATTATCAGCTAATCTTTCCTTTCCAGGCTCTCTGTCTACAATACAAGACAACTCAAATCCCGGATGGTCGTCCACCGCGTGGGCATAGGAAAGATATTTATGCTCATTCCCGCTGCCGGGCATATCTGACAGCGCTCCTTTGTTGCCTGCTCCGATAATTACTGCCTTGTAACTCATACCGTATACCCCCCATCAACAATAATATTCTGACCCGTAACGCCTTTGCTTTCATCCGATACTAAGAATTTGACTGCCCCGGCGACTTCATCGGGAAGTACCATATGCCCCAGCAGTGTTTTTGCATGGTATGCCTGCCTAAATTCCAGATGCTGGTCTGCAACTTCTCTGTCGGAATGAACACCGCCGAGAATAACACAGTTGGTTCTAATCCGGGGAGCCAAATTTACAGCCAGCACTTTTGAGAGATAAATTTCCGCTGCCTTTGAAACCAGATAGTTTATCGGAATAGGTCTGACTGTCGGCACCTTTGTGCCGTAAATGCTGGAAATAAATATGATGTTATTCAGCCCCGGGTTTGCCTCAATCATCCTCATGGTATAAAAATATGGCAGCATTACGTCGGTGGAAAACTCACCTATCCATTTATCCTGCGTTATCGGTTCTACCAGGTTTTTGTGAGCTCTTGCACAGTGGATGAGGAAGTCGATGTTTACGGGAAAATAGTCTCTGTCGGTGCGTACCGGTATAACCAAGTATCCGATGTTTTCCAATTCTTTTGTCAGGATTTTTCCTATGAAGCCGTTAGCTCCTGTAAGTGCTATTGTTTTCATTTTGAATCCTCCCATGTTTTATTTAATACCTGGATACATACCTTAATCAGCCCCAAAACCACCTCAAACCATTCCCGCTGCCGCAGCGCTATTTCCACCCGCGCTTTGTCCGGGCTGTCGCACCGGTCGTAATACTTGAACATTTCCATTTCGTGCGCAAGATAGAAACTTTGACCGACGTGTGCGAAGAAAAGCTGCCATGACAACGGGTCGCAGGACATACATTGCTTTTTGATGTCAAACAGCTGTTTAATTATGCCGTCCAGTTTCTCAGTGTCAGGAGCGTCTTTCATGGCCTGCAACTCGTCTGCTTTTTCATCGAATAGTTTCAGTCCTTCTTCGCAAAGTTCTGATATACTTTTGAATGACGCCAGTGTTTTTTTAATCAAGGCTTCAACTTTTTTGTAGTCATCCGGAGAAGGAATAAATTTGTCGATTGTCTCTCTGATTTTCTCCAGCGGGTTAAACGGCTTCTGGATATATTTATCTATCACCTCCCGGAATGTCATTATCGTCGTCTTGTTTATATACGCTCCGCCTTCAGTCGCGTTGATGCATTTGCCGCTGTATCTGGCAACATCGATATTATATGAATCAAGAAAGAGTTTCAATGAAGCGGTCGTTTCAACCTCAGCCTCAATGTTGCCTTTAACCTTGTATCTTTTTTCCTTCAGGTAACTTACCTGCTCTGTGCCCAGAGAGGCATTGTCGGCGTTGGTTTTGCCATCTGAAGATATTGCCAAATCCTGGCCGATTAATATAATGGGATTGCAACCAAGGTATTCGGCAATTTTGAAAGCCATGTTGCCGGCAGATGACTTGATGGTCAAAATGCCGCGATCGATTTGTAACCATTTGAAATGATCAAAATTCCTGTAGACTATGATGTTTGGGCCGGGATAAGTTTTATAGACTTTATTGTAAACCACAGGGCAGGCGGCAAGGTATACATTTTCCACATCATGGGGGGATATGCCTTCTACTAGTTGCACAACTTCAATTTCGCGTTCCAGTACTGCCACAAGGTGGGGCTTAATCCCTATTTTTAGCAGTGGCTTCAGCGCTGAGTCCGCTGCTATTATGACGGCCTTGTTTCCCAGGCCGGCAAGCAGGTGTTTATTCTTGTCAAGGCTGGGACCGCAAGAAACCACAATGCCGGGGTTATTGCTAAATTTGTTTTTAAGCAGGTTTATACCCGGATTTTCTATTATGATATTCAGGTTTTCGAACATGTTTTCTATACCGATGATGCTATCCTTTGGGTCATTACCATAGTTCATAACAGCATACTGTGCAGCTTGACTAAAAGTCCTCCAGGCTGATATGTAATACTCCTCTTCCATGAGCAGCGCCGATTTGTTGTATATGGGTTTAGTATTTTTAAGAAAAAGATACTTGTTATTTTCAAAAAAATATTTCTCAAATACTGGAAACATATCTTCGGGCGGTAAACCCACAATGAATTTTACCCGTTTGTGTTTTATGATTTCGGTCAGGTCCATGGTTTTCAGTGCAAGCTGGAACATAGCCGGGTCTTTTTCGATGATAAGAATTTGCTTTGTGTCCAAGCTTTTTGAGTATTTCATCATGTAATGAACCACTTCATTGCCAATGCCGAAACCGAGGAAAACCGCAAGAGGAATGCTCATCGGGCTATATTGGCTATATCTTTCATCAATTTCTTTAACAGGATCCTCCTTATCGTAATAATACATATCTTTGGATTTTATCCGCAAAGTGGCTATTCCGGATTTTGTAGACATCGTTTCATAGTCGATATTTGCAGGCGTCTTTGAAACAAGCCTTGCGATGTCGGGATAATGCATGTGCAGAGCTTCCATGTTGGCATGATAAAATGGGCTTATGAATTTTGCTTGTATTCTGTTATGTCCTTGGAATTGTTGTTTCATTGTCCGATTTCCTCCTTGACTCTGATAATCCTATTTAAGTACCATTGGGCTTTCTTCAAATCACTCAATCCGCCCTTTAATCTATACCTCGAAATATATCGAAGCGCTGTACCGATGCAGAAGCCTTCGAATCCTTCTGGCATCAACTTTGCCTGTATATAGTCTGTGACCTCGATGCCGCCAGTTAGATAATGTGGGGGTTGATTGATATTGTCAGAAGTTTCTACATGTGTTGTTATATCGCTAGTAAGCATGTCAAGTGATTTTTTTACTGCTTCAATGTCAATCCCTCTGTTTTCTAAAAACTGTTTTGCATTCTCGGCTGATTCTTTTACAGTTGAGGCTGCTTGCCTACTTTCCTCAATTAACCTCTTTTCTTCCTTATCCTTCTTAGCTCCTAAACCCGACTTTTTGTCTGACAATAACATTGTAATCTTAGCCTTTATCATACCTAATTTCATCCTTGGATATGATTTTTCAAATTGCTCTGCTATCTGGTTTATGTCCATACCCTCTAATGCCATTTTCTTTACAATTTCCTTAGTCATTGTTGCCATAAACTTTTCCTCCATTTCCCTATCTCTTATTTGTTTAACTTTCTCGCTAGTCGGGCCCGATATTACAGCTCCGACATATTGTCCTTTGACCTGATTGTATTTCTCCCTTTCTTCCTCCGTCATCTGCCTTGTTGTAACTGGGCCCGGACTTCTGTCATACCGTCCGTCAGGGTCAACCTTCCATCCCGGATTAATGCCGTATGGATTGTCAAGGCTCATTCTTTTTCACTCTCTTTCGGAAAACTATTTTCATTTGCCCACCTGTCCCACGTCTTACCCATTCCCACAATGTAATCGTGCATTCCGGTATTTTCCATTTCCAGCCGTTCGTTAAGTCTCACAACTTCTTCGTATTTTTCCACAAGCGCTGTGTCTAACGGTATCGGCTCAACCTTTATTATTGTCTGCTGCTGACTGAGGCTGTCTATTTGTTTCTTGAGTTCTACGTCTATAGAACGAAAGTAGATACTTACAAGAACGAATACTAAAATTATGATTATGGCTGTTATAGAATTAAATTTTTTCAATGGGTTACACCTCACTTTACTTCCATTTTTTTCTTGTAATCAATGTAATACAAATGTAATCACTTTGTAATCACTTTTTTTATGTCTCAAACCTGCTTGACTGTAAGCTTTCAAGGTTTTGTAATCAATGTAATACAATTTCCTGTGTACCCCCCTTTATACACGTACGCGTACGCGCGTATTTATACATGTATATATGTGCTTTATTTTCTCTCGTAGAGGGTGCTATATAGGGATTTGTATTACATTGATTACATTGGCATCAAACCCTTGGTATTACTACATTTTTTTTGATTACATTTTGTATTACATACTGATTACATTGATTACAAAATTTTTATTGTTTATAATCAGTAAAAGGATTGTAATCGTCCTTTTCGTGCGGTATTGCAGACTTTTCTTCTTTTTGGCTGATAGAATTCAATGTGGAAATGTCTGCTTTCAGATTTTTAATATTAATCACCAGACAAGACACTGGCTTGTCAAATTTCATACCTAAATCATAAAGTCTCACCGTCCTTCTGTCTGTCACATAACAATCATGCCGTTTTATTTGAGACATAAAATCTCTTTGTTGCTGAAGATCACTCCTTGTTTTTGCACAATACTCTTTCGCCTTTGAAAAAATCCTGGGAACACACAAAGCAATTTCATCGGTACCTTGGATTTTTTTATAATGCACTCCCTCTGTCAGCATATCCATGTCAGCCAACTGGTCAAAAAACTCCAGTGTGTGAATTATGTCAGACTTCGGTTCCTGTCCATCGTAAATGTCAAGCGCTAATTGTTCTGTCGTTGCCTTCAAAACATCATTCAAATTAATCGAAATACCGGCATCTTTAAAAGTTTTTTGTATAAGGCTCAATCCTGTGCATACGACAGCAATTCCATTTCTTATCCTCTCGTCGTATATGTTTGTAAGTCCTTCATAATATCCCTTGCACCATTTAACCAGCTTTTGATCGTCAATTTTAAGAGAAGTTTCGAGCAGTGAATGCCCGAATCTTTCAAGTAATGCCTTGTTACGTTTAAGCTCATAAAATCCTTCTTTATATGGATTTGAGTCACGCTTGGATAAAAACAACTGCATGGCCCTTTCTTTTATCGCCGTTTCATGATTTGGGCTTCCTTCACCTATTAGAAGCACTGGGGCTCGATATGGATAATTAATCAGTACTTGGTCAGTGGTTCCCCTTTGTCCTTCTTGCCTGTCATATGAATTTCTTAACACCTCGGATATTTCCTTGAGTATCCAGTCTGCAAGTTTTGAAGGCTTATATTCACCTATGATAAACGGCACAAAATTACTGGATGCCGCATTCTTCATGGCCGAAAATCTTGTTATCTGTCCAGCTGCCAAAGGTTGTTTTTCCATACTTAAAATAGGCATTGTGATATTTTCAATCGTCTCGGATTTGCCGCTGCCTGCCTCACCTATTACAAAAAGATGCGGATGTTTTGTTTTGTCTGCATTCCAAAGCTTTTCCCTTATAAATAAACTGGCGGTCCAACCAATGATCACCCCTGCAATGCCCAGCTTGTTAAATTTGAATAAAGTGTCAGCCAGTTCTGTGAAATCATTATTTTTAGTACTCTCAGATTCCAAGATGTTGCTTTTCCCTTCCGTCACTAGAACAGTCATGTTTTCAACATTGTCCATATGCTCATCAACAACTCGATCTGATGAAGCAAAAAACCACTTGCTGTTCTTCTTAAAAAAGCCGGTATGTATAATGCCCTCGATTTCGGGATATTTTTCCTTTAGTATTAAAGCTTTTATACCTTCAAGTTCTGTTTCTTTGCCATCAAAAACAAGAAGCTCTCCCAAAGCTTTTTTAAAAGGAATCAATGAAGTAAAATGCTTAATGTCAATGTCCCGGATATAAGTCTTACCCGTAGTGCTTATGATCTCAACGGTCAAAATGCTGTTATGTTCGAAGCGGATTAATTTCAGAGGATGTAATATGAAGTTCGAAAGTATTATTGTTTCCTTGGTTTCTTTTGTATACCTGATTTTTTTATAAACACCATCATTAATAAAAACCCCGCCAGGTATATGAATTAGTTTATTATCATCTTCGTTTTCACTATTCTTTATTAATTCATCAAAACCAGTATCTATTTCGGGTGGCTCTTGAAGCGGCTTTTTTTCTCTTTTTTTCTTTTGCTCATAGACCTCCCCACAATCCACAATAGCTTTTGAAATAGTTATCTGCCCATATGTACCACCTTCGCCATGCTTTTCGTCCCACTTTGGACGCATCAACCCCGACCGCTTGAAAAGCCGATCCATCATCCCGGAATCCTTGCCGGTATAAAAAGCAAGCAGGTTGCAAAGCCCAAGGTCTGCTTCACTCTGGCTCGTATAGCGTCCCTGCCAGGTGCCGTTCATCAGGTCGCCGAATAATCCTCCGTTTTTCGCATTTAAGGCAATCTCAATAATTTCATCATCAGATAAAAAAACACTATTGTTCGCAAAAACAGGCCCATCGTTCACGTTTTTATCTATTTTTGCAGCGTTTTTGCCCTGTTTTTTAACATTTATGTATTTATCGTGCACGACAGCCAGTTCAGCAGTCCGCTCCTCCACATCCATGTGGGCATCATCCAGGACGTTACCCGTCATACAGAAAAATCTCCGCTCATCATACATACCCAGATGAGCATTCGGCTTTCCTTCGCGCTCAATAAATATCTGACGGCGCCCTTCAGGTAGTTTCCCTTTGCAGATCACATGCATTCCCTGCCCGCTCGGACTGTACTCCGTGAAGCTGTACAGTATGGAGATAATATCCCGGGCATGCTCAGCAATTACGCCGTCCTCCTGACACTCATCAATGTCAACGCCAACAAAGCCATCACCCAGCATGAAGCCAATGCCGGACAAAGTCGTATCTTTTGTAAGACATTCTATGGCGGAAACATAACTGCTCCATGTATCAAGATTATTCGACATAGCCATGCCATAGGTTCCGTCCCGTTTTTGTTTAGCGTTAACCGGCACCTTTGTCAGCTTCCCTTTTCTCTCTTCAAGCCTCCAGCAAACCCATCTATCAAGCAATCTTAGTTCATGTGGTATATTGTCAAAGCCCATGCCGCACCGCCTCTATCTGTCCTGTTTCAATCCAGTAAATAACTTGTAATATCGGGTATATCTGCAATGGGTCAACCATATTTCCTAAAGCCTTAAGTCTGTTTGTCCTGTTCTTTACTCCTGTAGCGGTTCTTGGAGGTTCCCAATCATACTGAGGCTGTCCCATGAAAGCGGGCTGTCTAAATCTGTGTATCCTATTGGCAAGTTCATCAATGCCTCGACAAATTCCGGATTGAGTTGCCCATGCCCCCCCTCCCGCATCACCGCGCCCGGTATTGTGTCCCTGTCTATCTGGCTGGCAGGAAGAGTTGCATTCTTCGCATCTTGTGCCGCAGGCGTCGGCCGCATGTGAACCGCCCATGTTAAATCCTTTTGATTCTGACTTGGCATGTATTTCCCCACCGTGTTCTCGCTGTCGTGCGGTCTCGGAGTTGTCGGTGTCGGCCACATTTTGACTGCTGTTTGCAAATCCTCCGAACCTTCCCCATGTATTGCCGGTGCCTTGTGGTTTTGCGCTTTCGGTGTCGGCCATAGCTTCGATTCTGATACATCCGTCCGCAAACTTCTGCTCTGTCCTCCGCCTGTTGTACCGATTGCATCCGCTGCATTCGGTGTTGCCCATAATTTCACTTGCCCTGTCAGTGTCAATGTCGGCCTGTCGTGATTCCCCTGACTGTATTGATAACCTCCTACTTCGTGCCCTCTCGGAGTAGCCCACAATGAAATATCTATCTCTCCTGTGTCTCGCATTGACGGCACAAGCTGGAATTTCAAGCATGAGGGTCTGATACCCCGCGTCTTCAAAATCTCGCCTGATTGTCTCAAGTACCATGTCTGCTTCCGTGCATATAGTTGTTTCGCCCGCCAGGTCAATTTCATAATCGGATTGCTCCATAGTTCCGATTCCATCAACGTTTTCAACAATAACCCAAGTGGGCTGCATTGTTCGTATAATGCGGAGAGTTTCCGGCCAGAGATAGCGGTCATCCGCATTGCCTTTTCTCTTTCCTGCGCAAGAGAAGGGCTGACAGGGGAAACCGGCTGCAAAAATGTCAACTGCTCCAAATTCATCACCCTTTACATCAAACATATTTTTCATTCGCGTAACGTGTGGCCAGTATTTTTCAAGAATTTTATTGCAGAATTCATCTATCTCAATCTGTCCTACTATTTCCATACCAGCCCATTGTGCTGCTATTCCAATGCCCTCTATGCCGGAACATCCTGTAACCATTCTCATTTTGCCCCCATCTGCCTAAAATGGTATTTTCATATACGCATCTATTTCTTCCTGTGTAATTCCAACCTGCCCAATAATGTCACGCAAGAGGCTTACTGATACCAATAAATTTAAATATATATGGCTTGCGGCTTTTTTATCAGCTTCGGGCACGTCCTCACGCTCTCTCCATATATTCATTTTCCCCTGCAATAATCTGCACTCCTTATACTTTTGCATCAGGTGCAGCTTTTCGTAGCCGCCAAGTTCTATCTTAAGCTGATAGTTTTTTTGGATTTGAATATCAAAAGCATGCTCCGCCATATTACTTTCCTTTCCTTCACTTTATCCTGATTATGCGAAATACTTTACTCTCGCAAATCCACGCAGGAAATATGGAAATAAACCCTGTATGGATGCCCATTACCACTGCCAGGAAATGGAGGACATGCCCAAGCTGCAAACGCCTCACCTTTTGCTATGTAAGTTCCACAGCATTCACAAGTCCATTCTTTACGAGTCTTAATTTTGTCAATTCCATCTCTCCGTTTACTAAGCATTATTTGTCCATTGCTGTTTTTTCTGTACAATATGCCCACTTTAAACATCCTCCTATTCCTTCGCATTATTTTTATTATGTGTACTTACAGCCATATTACTTTCCTCCCGCACCCTGCATCCATGCCGGCAAATCATTTTCCTGCTGCTGTCCTTGCTGTGCCCATGCCGGCTGCCCTTGCTCCCATGCCGGACTTCCATTGCTCTGCTGTTGTGCTGCCGGTGGATTCTGATTCTGTGGAGGTGGATTGCCTTGACCATTCTGCTGCTGCTGTGTGGAAGATGCTTGATCGCCCTCTTTCTTCTTGTCATCCGCAAAATACCAGTTTTCAACGATAATCTCAGTAATATTGTGTTTCTTGCCCTCGGTATCGTCCCAACTTCTGTTTTGAAGCCTGCCAACAACTCCTATCCTGCGGCCCTTCGAAAGATATTTTGAAGCCGCTTCCCCTTTTTTCTGCCAAACTACGCAGGGGAAAAAGTCTGTTTCTTTTTCCTTCCCTTGTGGAGCATAATCTCTGTCTACTGCCAGATTAAAACCTGCCACCGGTGTATTATTTGTTGTATACCTTAACTCCGGATCCTTTGTCAGCCTTCCCATCAATGTAACATTATTCATACCATAACCTCCTGTATAATTATTCGTTTCTTGCATAACCCTCTTCTATTGCACTTTATTCTGATAATCTGAATCTGACTTTTTCTTATAGCTGCTGCATTTTTCGCAGTCATAAGGTGCATATCCATCCTTGTTGCAGTTACCATTATGGCTTCTTTCCCAGTTGCAATATTGACATGTTCCTGCTTTTTCTATCTTCTCTGTTAGTGTCATTTTGCAATTCACTCCTTCAATTACTTTTTTTATTACGCATTACCTATTGCGGATTTTAGGCCCTGAAATTACCTCACATCCCAACCCTCTATACACCTTAGCCCGCTCCCGCGCCCACTTCTTACATGCCGATACCTTGTTGTCCCATAAATCATATACAACCGGCTGCAGCTTGCCTTCAGATGGCCTCATAATGCGTCCCACTGCCTGCTGTACTGCCGTTCTGTCCTTATGCGGAGTAGCTTCTACCAGCTTATTAAGGCGCGGAATGTCAAGGCCCAATTTAGCCAGAGAGTAGGTAGCAAAAAGAAAATCATACTTGCCCTCCCTCATACCTGACATTATCTTTTCCCGCTCGTTTTTCGGAGTCTCACCGCAGATAAAAGCCGTCTTTGCTCCGTAAAAATCCTTGACATAATCACATAATTCATTCAGGTGAGCCAAGCTATCGCCCAAACAAAGGCAGTAATCGACGCCGGCAGTCATATCACCCAATATTTCTTTAATAAGGTCGTTTCGCTTCTCACAGCACCGCATAGCCACATACATCTGCTGCACTGACAGCATATCTTCCTTCTCTTCCTCTTCTCCGGTCTCCTCGTCCTTTTCCAAGTGTGTCGGCATACCAAATTCAAAATCCGTCTCAATAAACTCCACCCTGGGCGTCATGACCGACAGCCTCGGGTCACCCTGTGCGACCTCGTAAAACTTCGGCCCGATCACATGAAACATTGTATCGATAAGCCCGTCACTCCTGTGCTCACTGGCTGTCAAGCCAAAGCGGTAATAAGCAGGAAACTGAGATATAACAGACTCAAACATCCGGGCTTTTGCAGCATCCTTAAAAACAAGGTGAGCTTCATCAATGACAACACAGCCAAACTTATTTTTTAGTCCCGTCAAATCTCTCTTGCTCAACGTCTGCACCGTAGCAAAAGTAATGTGGGTACCAATGCTCATATTTTCACCTTGGATTATACCGATCTGACTGCCGCTAAGCCCCAAAAATTTAATAGCGCTATCCATACTCTGTTTAAGTAAATCCATCGTATGGGTTATCCAAAGAGTAGGCTGCATAACTTTTGCGATTATACCCATGCCGGTGATGGTCTTTCCAGATCCACATGGAGCAATAAACACTCCCTGCTGCCATTGCTCAGCCAAATCCGGTATCGGCTCCTGATAGTCTCTCAAACTAGGTTCTTTCGGAAATTCAATGAACGGCAGCCTCACCCTCTGGTCGTCGATCATATCCCAATTCAATCCAGCCAAATTCCACAGCCTTGCAAAATATCCTCTTGGAAGAATCAATTCTCCTGGAACTTCGTACATAAATAACTTTATATATTCCTGCCCCCACATCCAGTGCTGCCTTGGCTTAATACGCTTCATCAGCGCATAATTGGGATTCTTTATGGTCAACTCCGCCTTAATCTGTTTCAGCACCTCCTCTGGTACCTCCTGCAGGCGGAGAACGCTGTTTATTATAATTTTCAAGATGATTCCTCCCCACTGCCCAATTGTTTATGCTGCCAAGCCTGAAAAAGTGTCTGACCTTTGCCGTTGAGTTGATATTGAAAGAATATTTCCTCAAAAGTAACCATTTCGCTTTCCAGAATCGCCATTTGTGCATCAACCCAATTTTTTATAATTCTCCAGGCTACCCTTTCAGCTTGTGCATAATCCGGATTAGTTTTTATTTTTCCTGTTTTCTTTTGCTGTTTTAAAACTTCATATATTGCAGTAACATTTGCCGGAAGCTTTACCCCTCGATCACCATCAGGTGTGGATACAGAAAAGCTGAGACTTACAATATGACCATTATCATCATAGTCATACATGACCTTTTTAGCTCCATGTGTGGCCAATGTTTCATGAATCTCGCCAAGTGTTTTATGTACTCCAATGGTTGTAGTGTAGTTCAATAATCCACTCAAGCCACGCCCTCCCATCTATGAGTCGTCTGCCAATAACTTCCACCCGCGACAATAGGTAAGGATTTCATCAAACTTTCAAACTTGCCTTTTGGGCATTTCAAAACTAAGCGGTCATTGAGTTCAATCCGAAAATTTTTCTTGCCTATTCCGAAAGCGCGAAGCTTGTTAAATCTTTCTTCTGCATCTTTGGCATAACCCAAATCAATGACAATATCCTTTTCATCTTTCATTGCATTGTCAAGCAAAAACCTCATCATCCCATTCCCTCCCGTATCGCATTGTCAATAATACATTCACTGCATTTCTCTTTCCTTGAGCAAATGTCGCAAACATCAGTAGTAACATCCCCACTAATCGCTCCCGGCAGGCAAATTAAAGCATCGAGCATCAACTTATTTTGAGTTACCAGTATATTTAGATTAGCAAGCAGCTTAGCACATTGCGTTTGCTCAAAATCATTCAGCTTGTCATATTTGGCTTTCAAATTCTCATTCTCAAACCTAATAAATTCCAATGCTTGCTCCAACTCGTCAATTTTGTCATCGCCAAAGGGAGATATCTGCAATCGCTTTTTGTACTTTTCATTTTCCTGATGCAGTAAATCATTAAGCGAAACCACTTCCATGAGTTTACTGTTCTTTAACTTGACGACTTCCTCAGGCAATAACCCAGTATCCTCATATTGTGCAAGGCGCTTGCAAGCCTCATTACTGTCATGACATTTGAAGCATTCATCAGAGCACATGCTTATGCAGCCACCTTTATCACCCTCGAAGCATTTCAAATAATAAGCATTTTCATTGTCCCAACCTGTTAATCTGTCCATATATTTCATTCCTTCCTCCCAAAACAACTCATATCCCAACCACCGCTCACCCTCGGCAGCTCCGGAAAGTCCATCATCGCTATGCTTCCCCTGCACCCACTGCAAATAGCCTCGCTTACCGTATACCACGGAATCAAAAACGCCCGCTTCGCTTCGCTCCGCAGCCACAATCCCACTACAAAAGCATGCCCCCGCCCAATCAAACCCTCAAACTCCGTCAATGCTTTCCTTTCATTCTCAGTAATCCAGCTATACGCTATTGTGGGAACATCTGAATCTGTAGTCTTAACCTCAAGCATGAACGCCCCATAATCCCGATGTGCTGCAATAAAATCGCACTTCGTGCCATCGCCCAGGTTGATTTGTTTTAGCCTCCAGAATCCGTTTCGTTTCAGGGAAGAGCTTATCAGGCTCTCCCCCTTCTTACCTAACTCCCGGTTATGGTTATTCCGTTCCCTCTGTGTCTGCGGATTCTTCAGCGTCATCAAACTGTTCAACCTCTGGCTCTCCATCTCTTCCGCTGTCATTGTCCAAGGTGGTTTCTGCATCATCCTTCAGTCCCTGTATTAGGCAGCATCGATATTTGTTCATACTCCTCTTTTGCCTTGACGATATGCTGCAGGTCTACCGTCCAGAGTCCGTGCCTTTTTATGATGGATACAAAATCCTCGACTGAATGCGGCATAATGTACCATTTGGGATTACCCTGCTTATCATCTTCTCCCCTGGAACAATGAGTCAGCTCATGGTCCAGGATTGCCTGTCTTATTTCGGGTTTGTTTGCAAACCAAACGTCGCGGTTTAATGTGACTACAAAATCAAACTCGGTAAGGTATTTCCATTTTGCCGATACCTTCTCCGCCCTGCCGTAAATAGTTCTTCCTTTCAGCTCCCATTTTCCCGTCCGGAACATATACTTTATCCGGGCCTCTGCAAGATGACTGTGAACATCATCGATCATCCTTGCAGCCATTTCCAGAACCTCCGGTGCATCTTTGTATTCCGGTTTTTCCTTTGGCGGTTTAACGCCAATTCTTCTTTGTCTTGCCATTTCAACCTCACCCTTTCAAAATAAACTTATTTGTGTATTAGGTTCGTAGTTCATCCAGATTACTTCCGTTCTTGGCTTGTTACTCTGGTCATTACTCTGTATACTTGCTTTACTCCAACCCTTCAGCATGTCATTGTACAAATCAGAGCTATAACCTGATATAACCACATATCCAGGATGCTGCAGCAATACTTCCAGGAGCTCAATATGTTCTTGCTCTGTCAGCATTTCATTGGAATACTGCTTTTTTACATTCGCCGTGCGGGTTTTCATCAGATACGGCGGGTCTGCATAAATCAACACTTCTGGAAACTTAAACCTTTTTATCAATTCAACGCCTGGCATACATTCAACCTGAACCTGTTTCAATCTTTCGGCGGCCAGAAGAATTCTTTCAGGAAGATCATTCCAGTGTCGCATAGCATAAGCCCGTTCCCTGCCTTGTACATCATTTTTCCATCCGATTTTATATTGATTCACCCGGTATCCGTGCCCTTGCCAGCATTTTACAAGAAATTGTCTTGCTTTTTCATATCTACAATCTAGTGCCTTGGGGTTGTACATACTATCATATTCATGCCTGCTGTATGGAGTAGCATCAACAATCTTTGCAAGCCTTCCGGGATCTTCACGGATGCACTGAAAAAAGTTTACAACATTGCAGTCTAAATCGTTGACAGTTTCGATATTACTTAAAGGCTTGTTAAACAGCACTGCCAGAGATCCTGCAAATGGTTCCAAATAACTGTGATGCTTCGGAAACTTACTTATAATCCATGGAGCTATGCGCCATTTACTACCTGGGTATTTCAGAATTGACTTCACAGCCTCCTCACCCTGCTCCCATTCTCTGTAATATCCACATAAAGCTGCTGTGGGAACCTGCTCTTCATGTTCTCATCATGCGAGATAGCCAGAATCCGCATTTCAGGATAACGGTTATGTATTGTCTCAAGCGCCGCACAATATCCCTCAATTCCGTCTGCATCAAGAAAACTTGGTTCGTCAATGAAGAGCATGCCAAGTTGCAAACCTACCCGGGAAGCCTTTATCATTGCTAATGCGAAACTATTAGCCAGCGCCGCCCGAACCTTCTGCCCACCTGATCTGCTCAAATACGGCAGTATACCGTTATCCACATCAATGATGATTATCTCGAGCGTGGAAATTTCTTTTGCCTTATTGCTCTTCAAGACTTTCTCTGTCACAAACTCCAGCCTCATCCGTCCCCCGGTCATCTGCCCCAGTATCTCATTAGCCGCTGCCTCCAACTCCGGTACAATATCCCGAATAATCTGATAAGGTATACCGTCCTGAGAAAAAGCCTCCACAAGGAGCTGAAGCTGTGCTGCCTGTTTTGCTGATATGGATAATTCTGACTGCTTAGACGTCAATTGCACTTTTTGTCCGACAATAACTTCAAGCTTTGCTTTGATGGTACCGATAGATTGATTGAGTGTGGAGATATCAGTTTCCATTAGCCCTATCGAAGCTTCTGTAAAACGAACATCATGAAGGGTTTCGTCCTTGCCAAGTGTACGATTTTGTAATATAGTTAGCCTCTCGTTGCCCTTCTCAATCTCCGTTGTCAATCCCGCTAAATCCCCTACCAGCTGTACAATCTGCTCATTTGCCGACTCCACAAACTGCTTTGCTTTTGGTAGTTGCATTTTAAGGTTTTCATATTTTAAGAGAGAATTGACCTTTGCCGCCAACTCGTTATACTTGCTGGTTTCCTGTTCGAGTGCCTCTATTTCTCCCGTCAATACCTTCAGGTCAACCGTAGTGTAAGTGATTTTCAAATTCAACTCTGCATCCTGCTCTGTAAGTGCATCCGCCGTCGCGCTGTCAGCCGCCATTTTTGCAAGCTTGTCTTTTGCATCGCGGTAGGTTTTGACTTGTTGCTGTAACTTGGCATAAAGCTCGGAATCATATCCAACTGCCCTTATTTTTTCTTCAAGTCCTGCAAATTCCTCGCCCGTGGCTTCAGCAATTTTTGTCCTTTCCGCGATATATGTTTCAATTTCCAACTCCAGTTTATTTGCTTCCATAGCTGCCAATTTTGCCGATTGCAGGAATTTACATTGAGCCTTCTCCACATCGATACAGTTTGAGCTATCCAGCATTTCAACCTGATTTTTTAGTCCAGCAAGCTTTGCGTTTTTTATATCACATGTAGCCTGTGTCTCTTTATGAAATAATTTGCCTTGTTGCTCCATCCTATCAAGCACATTGTCAAGCTCAAGATACTCCTTTGCCTTCTTTTCGCACTCTTCCAGATGAACCTCAACCGTATTTCCGTTGACAATAGCCTCAAGCCTCTCTCTATCCCGCAAAGCACTATTAATAATTACTAGTCTGTCTGTAATACTTTTCCTCTGCATATTTGCCGAAGCCAGCTCCCGATTCGCCTTCCCGTATTGCAGCCGCTTATCTTCCAACATTTTAAGTTTGCCGTCCATCCCTGCAATCTCCAACCGTGTGGAATCAAGTTCCGCGCACTGAGCAAGAATATTCTGCTCATTCAACAGAAAGCTCTCAGTCTCTGAAACCCTGTTTTCTAAATCTGTTTTTTTGCCCTTCTTCTGGTTGTATGTATAAAGCTTGCTGTCAACCTCTTTGCTCAGTGTCTCAATCTCTCGGACATATCCCTCAATAGCCGTCAGTTGAGCCTGATATCCTGCCAGTTCTTCCCGGGCAGCTTTTAAGTCATCATTTGCACAGGAAAGCTGCACTTCAACCTGTCCTGCTTCCGTCCGAAGATCACCCTCTGTGGAAACCTGATATTCCAGTTCTTCAATGTCAAGTTTTAAAGCCTTAATGCTCCGGTTAACTTCTGTCAGCTTGTCCTTTGCCAGCTTTTCCAGTTCATCATAAATGCCAAGTCCCAGCAGGCTTGCCAATACGTTCATCCTGTCTTCCTTGCTGGCTTCCATGAATTTTCCATATCTGTCCTGCATAATAAGTACGCAGCTCTGGAAGGTATCGCAGTCCATGCCGAGAAGGTCAACTATTTTCTTTTGTATATCGGGCATTTTCAGTCCTTTTGCATGGTCTATCCATTGTGCTGGATTTATATTGTTTTCCTCTAAGAACTTTGACAATGCCAATGTACCATTTCCGCTTCTCTGCCTAGTCCTCGTCACTCTCCAAGCATCATCACCCAGCCTGAAAGTAAAACTGATACTCCCGGACTTTTCCCCGTTCCGGATCCAGCCGGTCAGCTCTTTTTCCCTAGTCTCTTCATACAAGCAGTCACCAATAGCATCCATAAATAGTGACGACTTTCCGCTGCCGTTTTTGCCGTTGACCATGGCAAAGAATATATCTTCAAAAGAAAGCTTCTCTTCTGCATATGAGCGGTAATTCCTCACCTCTATTTCTACAGGCAGAAATAACCCGGATGTGGTACCTATTGGAGAACTGGCTTGTGCCTGTGCAATAATAGTCATTGCATCAATTAAGAATTCTGCAATTTGCCCCATGTTGTAGCCTTTTTCCATCAGGTACCTTGTCAGACAATCCTCAACCGTCAGCTTCTCATGCATCCTGTCCCGGTTCACCGCTGCCGTAATTGATTCCGGCCGTATCTCCGACACATAATAAGCCCCAGTGGCATATAGATCACGTTCCAGCTTCTTTTTGTCCAAAGCTTTCTCAGTCTCTGAATCGCAGGTGTAGAGGACACGGACGACTTTGTCTTTTAAGGCATTTGTAACCTTAAAGGCCTGATTAATAAAACTCGAAGAATTATACAATTCAATTTCAGGCTTCTCCCAATTCAGTGTAAAAAACTCTCTGGCAGGTGTCTTTATAAATGTTGGGTATACCGCATACCCTCCATCAATGTATTGATGGTTCACATTCATGTCATGAATAAAAAATCCCTTCTGATGTCCTTCATCATTGAAACGATCAGCATCAATACTCCCCGCATAATACACAGGCTTGCTGCAGACCTCTACTTTTTGTGCTTTATGTATATGCCCCAAACAAACCAAATCAAAAGCTGAATTATCCAGCGTAGCCGCATCCAGGACAACTTCGTTTGCCTGAAAGATGTGGGTACCATTATCAAGCTCGCAGCCCACAACCGTATGATGTGCCATAAGGACCGACGGTATTGTGGAATCTATCTGAGCCGACAACCCGGCAACTATGCCCGACAGCTGCTCAGTAAATATCTGATTTTCCTCCTCTGCCGACAATCCCGGAAATTGCGCCCGGAAGTGGCCTTTGTCGAAACCGGGGAGGCCTGCTATTTGGATGGGGCCGGATTTGGTGCTAATTTTTCTTATGAATGGTTCTGTATATAGTGTTACTTGAAAATCGTCAACCAATTCCTGCAATGTGTAAAAAGTTTCAAGGTTTTCATGCGATGGCGTACCATAAAGCACTACAACTGGCGCTATAGTTCCCAATGCATTCAAGTAGTTTGCTGCCGTCCTTACTTCCACAAGGCGACGTTCATCCCATACTCGCGCGCTGTGGAATATATCCCCGGCCACTAATATAATATCAGGCTTTTCCCGCGTTGCTGTCTCAACAAGTGTGATCAGACACTCGATAGTATTCTCCATCCTCTTCATAGGATCGTCGCATTGGGGGCCGACATAAGCACCAAGATGGAAATCAGCTGTATGTAAAATCTTCATTGCTCCTTATCCTCCTTATTTATTAAATGGCTCACTTCCAGATCCGCCGCATGCAGTGCTATTATTGCCGGGTACAACTCCACTGCATTAGTCAACTCCCGGTATTCATCCTTTGGCACATACCCGCCCATATGCCAGCGTATCATTGCTATTTCCCGATCTCCAAGTTGAATGTGCCTAAGAAGAGTAATAACCGACTTTTCGCCATGGCCGACAGGAAACGAATCTTTGACAACAAATACCTCTTCCTCCTGCCAATCTTTAACCTCTTCCTCAACCTCCTGCCACTGTCCGTCCACCTTCTTATTTTTCTTAACCTTGATTTTTCCTTTAAGAATTGACTTCATTTCTTTAGCATAGAAGTCAATCTTGCAAACATCATGTCCAAAAGCCGTAATGGCAATAGTGTCCTCCGGCAGTCCCAGTTGATAATACCGATTCTTTTCTGTCAGCACATACCACACATGCAGCGAATGTTCTGCCAGTCCACCCTCATATGCTCCGTGGAACTTTGTGGATGCAGGAGCTGCGAAGTAATCGGAATCAGTTAAAAAGGCTATCAGGCTTTCAATTTCAGCCCTATTGGTATTTTTTAGTATGCTGATTATCTGAGCCTTTTGGTCTTGAATTTGTTCAGGTGTCATCTAATTGCCACCTCCCGTAAAGAATCCGCCCCAGTACAACAGTGCAAGCATAATAATTGTGGCAATTAACGATGTCCAAGCGCTTTCGTTTCCCTTTTTGGGCTTGCCGTGTCTCTCAATTGAAATGCCCAAAGAAATAAGGTATAGCGCCAAAATAAAAACCTGTGGTAATTTAATCATCATCCCCTACTTCCCTCCCTGTTTCTTTGCTGCCGACTGACACTTGATACAAGCCCCAGCGCCAAACTTGGCAAAACTGGCATCATATATGCTCTTTGCAATCTCTACCTTACAGTTGGGATTGCTGCAGTAGTACTTCTCAGGCTCCGGTGGTTGCTCCCATGGTTTCGGTGATTCTCCGTTACCTACATCGGGAGGACCTGCTTCATAATCATTGTCAATAATCTCACCTGTGGACATATCCACATCAGGATGCCCTTCCGGGAGGGCCTGCTGATGTCCCTGATTAAGCATCAACCCACTGCCATATAATAGATTACTGCTAGCTATTGCCCCTGCAATAAGTGCTTTTTTAACATCAGCATCCTTGGCATCCAGTACCGGATAAATTACGATAAAAGGCTTTTCAAGTTCTGCCATTGTATAAGCGCTCTTAATGCTCAGACCCTTCCTGATACAACGACTCAAAGCCTTGCTCTCCGCATGTTCATAAGCAAAAGCTTTAGTCTGCTTGATCTGATTGTCTGTCGCATTGCCCATATTGGAGAAGTCCAGCTCCCTGGTGGCCTGAACCAACCTCCAACCTCCTGAAAGTTCTGGGAACTTAACTGTAATCTTGCAGCAAACATTTGCATTTGCTGGGCAACTTCCACACTGGGGCGCTGTTTTTGTAGCCTTGACGATTTCAATGCACTTGTCGCAAATCTTGGAGCGCACCCTCTCTGATGCCACAATCTGGCCGTTCGCCGCTGTAAAAAGCTTCATTAGTGCCTTGTGGGTAAGTGCATACATATTAGGGCCGGCACTCTTTTCTTGATATATATCTTTGTCCGGTAATTCCGTGGAAACCTTGACCTGATTTACAACCAACCTGTATATTGAACTAATTTCCTGAATTGACTGTACCGGCACCAATAGATTGAATTCATCCGGTGGATAATCGTTATAAATATGATAACTCTGCTCATTCATTTACTTTTAACCCCTTTCATGTTATAGTTGAATTAAGAATTTAAACTTGATTTTTTTTCTTTTCCAGCCATTTTTCAACGATTGCTTCTTCAAGCATTTCGTAAGACTTGGCTGGTATTTTTATGTTCGCCCAGCTGCCGTAGACATTTCCGTCTATCTCATTCAACTTTATTGTGATGTTCTCTTCATCCCTGGATTTCTCGACCTCCACATTACGGAGATAACCGATAAGTATTTCCAATTACTCAACACTTCCCTTCCCCATAAAGCTTCCTGATATCCTCCCGGCAATGTCCACATACTTGCTTGCCGTTAAACAGAGTCATCTCGTGCATACCACCACAGAACTCGCACCCCGGATTGTATTTCCGTATAATAATTGTGTCTGCGTCTGTGAAAAATTCAACCCTGTCTTCGCTCATGATCCACTTGTTAGCTTTCAGGATTTCCCTTGGTATTACTACGCGTCCCAGATTATCAATTGGTCTTGTTACTCCCGTTGCTTTCATCTACTTCTCACTTCCCTTCCTATTCTCCCTAATAGTAGTCTGTGCTTTTTGCTGCCGCTGATAAGTTCTTTCATAATTTCTGCCACAATAGAAGATAAGAGCAATCATTAGAAGCACGACAGCTATTAAAATAATTTCCTTCAAAACTACATCACCCCTTCTGCTCAGAAAAGCTGCCGGATATCGCTCCGGCTATGACCTATTTCTTCTGCGACTTAAGCACGCCACCTTGTTAATCTTCTTTCTTCTGTCATGCCAACCTAATTTAATCAACCTGCCAGTTTTTGTATAAGTTCTATGCATCTGTAATGACCTCCTAAATTTATTTATTTGCCTTTTCGGCTGGTGGAGAAGTCCGGAATCGAACCGGCATACTACGGGCTGACTTTTACAGATGCAGTTTCCTGCAGTTCATTCCCATTATTAAGCTCTGCCTCTGAGCTACTTCCCCATAATCGGCGGAGGTTCGACTGCCTCCGCCTAAAGATTGTCGATTAAAATTTTTAGTCCTTTATTGATATTTTACAAATATTAATATGTTGTTGGGGACGGCTGCCGCTAAACCTCCCCCGTCGGATATCCCAGAACCTCAGAATGCCTGACCGGCTTGACACGATTTGGCAAAACCACAATGCAGAATGTGAGTATTTTGATTAGTACGTCAAACCACCGGCACCCGAATATTCCATCCATATAGTTGCTCCTCTCACTACTCTGCCTCTACGATTTCCTTTGCAGATGCTACAAGACGATTGATTTCTTCTGCAATATTTACCGCAGCTTGTGACTTTGCAATACTTGAATTGTTTGCAGCAATGTTTACATCTTGAAGATTTTCAAGTATTGCTATCTGTTTTTCCAGTATTTCTTTGTACTTCATGGTTAATTTTCCTCCTTCCTCCTATACGTTATCCGCCTGAGCTTACGCCATTGTTCCTTCATACTGTCCGTGCTGTCTGTGCTGCCCTTATCGTCGTATGTGGTAAAATCCAGACTGTCAGCCGGTTCAGGCTCTTCAGTCTCAGGCTCTTTACTTTTCTTTATTTCGTCGATTGCCCAGCAGGCAAGGCCGAATATGACGAATCCACAGAGGATGATTATGGCCGTAAAGACGTTATCTGTTTTCATTTACTTAAGGACTCCCTTCCTTTTAAAGTTCAGATATATAGCCTGAACCTGACTGTCTGACATGACGTCTATTTTTTTCTTCCAAGCCTGACCGGGGTAAATGCTGTATACTAATAAGCGGATATTGATCATAAGATACCTCCATTCCGGATTTTTAGGAGAACCCGGAAAACTCATCCTTGTTCCCTGCCGTGCCGAGCCAAGCTCTGCCCCGCCCTGCCCTGCCATGTTCCTAGCCTATTCTTTTAACTGTTGGAGTAAATTTACCGAATGTCCCTGATGCTTTAGGGCTTGATGGCCTCCAATCGCATAGTCCACATAATGCGCCAGCTTGATTCAAGACTGTTCTTAAAACTTCCTCCGTTAAACCTGTCAAAACAGAATCAAGCACAGTAAGCGAACCTGATAATGTCCACGTCCTGAACATGGGCCTAACTCGAACATGCTTTGAATTTCCTATTTTTGCACGTTTAACAAGCAACTCAAAGTCAAGAAGTTCAGCCATTTCAATATGCTTGCTGAAATCATTCTCTTTTATTAGTGGGTTTATATCGCTGACTTGGATTAAATTACCATTGACAGAAAGGTCAAATTGCTGTTGGTCAAGCATAAGCCCGGATTGTGTCTGTTTTTTATAAGTCTCTCCTTTTTTGCCAGTAGGAACTTTTGCCCCACCTTCTCTAAGCATAGTCATAATATTGTCCGATGAAACACCAAGCTTTTTTCCATCATGATAAAGATAACCAATCCATGTCCATGTAGGGCTTCTATCGTCACCCGGCACACTGCTTGCTTTGTTTTCGGGTTCTTTCTGCCAGGCCTTTACCTTCTCGTTAAATGCCAGGTTGTCGTTGTGCATAAGTAATGGAGTTAACCCCTCCAGAGTAATTGAGTATTGTTCCATTTTGCTTTTCCCCTTTCGATTTTATTGTTTATCCTTGTTCCTCGCCTCGCCGGGCCACGCCTAGCCTCGCCTAGCCCCGCCATACCACGTTCCCTGCCAAGCCCAGCCCGGTCCTGCCTAGCCATGCCCCGCCACGCCTTGCCCTGCCACGCCCTGCCCTGCCACGTTCCCTGATTATTTTTCAGTCATTTCAGGCAATAAGTTTTTGCCGCTTCTAAGTTGTGCCGTTGCCATGATGTTTGCAGATGTGAGCCTATTAAAATCGTAAGTCTTTTTCTGGTCATCGCTCAATTTTTTAACATCAATACTGCCAGCTATAACATAAGACCGTTTAGCGCTTCTAACTGCCGTACGAAGCTTTTTCCCTGTCAATTCAACTTTGCCGCCTTCAGTCAATATGCAGAATACTTTTTCGTATTCCTCGCTGTCGTCGTTTGATTTTACAGAATCACATCCAATAAAAATACCGTAGTCCCTTTCAACTTTTTTTCTCCATGCGTCTGTAACAGAGCGCCATCTGTTTGAATCGGATTGCTGTTCGATAATCTTTTCAACCTCTGAATATGGTATTGTGTAACCTGGCACCATTTTGGATAATTCAAAAGCATCAATTAATTTTTTTACATCCGGGCCCGTTGGTATTCCTCCAAAATACACACTACCCCCTGTCTTTCCCATTTAAAACCCTCCTAAATTTTATTTGCGGTTATACCGCCCATGAGCCACGCCGCGCCGCATCACGCCATGTCACGCCTTGCCGCGCAAAGCCACTCCATGAGCCTCGCCATACCGAGCCAAGCCAGACCGTGCCCGGCCTAGCAGTGCCATGCCTCGCCGTGAACCTTGCCTAGCCTTGACCCGCCAAGCCATGCCGCGCCTTGCCAGGCCTAGCCGTGTTCCCTGCTCTATCTTTATCCCTTTTCCTCAAAGCAACCTTCCTGCTCCCAGCTTATTTTTGATACTTCCTTTTCTCCCTCGTAGCTAAAAATCCGCTCCATGCGCTCCCACATGCAGCTGCTATTGTAAAAATCCCAGTTTTCGCAGCACATTATTTGCACCTCCCGAAAATGTTGTTGTTGAAGGCAGCAATTGCTTTCCGAAACAGATTAGCAGCATGTGGATTTATCTCTTTATCCAGAAGTGTATCGAATATGATGGCTACTACGAAAAGCGCATATGATTTTGAAGTTTCGCTTAGTGTGTTAAAATAGCCTTGATGTGGTCCCAGAATGTTTATAATTGTCTCGACCAAATTTGTCTTCTGTGTTTCAGTCCCCTCTACCTGTCCGATTGTAGCTATGATAAGATCGAGGTTTTCCCGTGATACGATTTCGTCAAATTTGGTTTTCATTGAATTACCTTCTTTCTAAAATATACGGTTTGTTGCTAAGTAAGATATTGCTGCAATTATTAATACGATTGCAATTTTATCTGCTGTGAAAAGAGGACGTTTGGGCCAGCATTTGTAAAACATGAGCCTCACTTCCTTTCTTTTCCTGCTTGTGATAAAATCCCAGTGAAGGGAGGTGAATGTATTGGTTAACATATCTTTTAGCAAAAGTGATATTGGACGAATCGTAGATAGAAATATCATAAATATTGCTGGGTTGGGCAATAATCAATTGTCTCAAGAACAACTGATTAAAGTCTTTAAAGAATCGATCTACGAATCCATACAAAAATATCATGAAGAACTAGGAAAATTTCTAAACAGAAACACCGGATAATTTAAGCCTTTCCACAATGTTTTTTATGATTCTTTTGACTGTCCTGCTTCTTCCAGGACGGTCACTCTTTTTTCGAGGCCATTCAGTTTATTAAAAAATTCTTCCCAAGACTTGTCTTCCATATCGCATTTCCTCCTCTCTTATTAGGCTGGTTTGGATTTTTTATCCCGTTTGGGAGAAACAGGGGTAAAAAAAATATTGTCCAGTGTCGTTTCTAGTACATTTGCTATAAGATTACATTCGGGCAAAGTAAATGATCTCTTCCCGTTTATTTTAGCCGTAAATGCTGAAATTGACATACCTATAGCATTTGCAAGACTTTCATAATTGTTGTAACCTACTAATTCCATAGCCGCTCTTACTCGTTCATGCGGTTTAGTTTTTAGTTTACTCATAATAGTCCTCCCTTCATTGTGTATATATTTTATCCTATTTGGGAACAATTCAAGTGTAAACCATTGCTTTATAATTGTCAATAGTTTTTATTCCTGTTTGGGAATATTTTTGTTTACTATTGAAAGCAAATAGTTTATAATTGCAAGTAATAAAAAATAAAACATTTATGGAGGAATATGAAAGTGAACAGACTAAAGGAATTAATAGATTCTCTTGACATGTCAGCAGAAGAATTTGCAAAGGTGTTCGGTATAAATAAAACTTCAGTATATCGTTATACAGGAGCAAACAAAAAAGAGACAAGAGAAATACGTATGCCATTAGCAATCAAAATATGTGAAAAATATAATCTCAGTCTTGGATGGCTAGCCGGAAATGAAGGAGCAAGCAAATACCGGGATAACACAACGAATGCACTTGCAGAAATATATGATAGCTTGTCAGAAGAAGGTAAAAAGGAATTATTCAGTTTTGCAATGTATATTAGAGGGAAGGAAAAAGATAATGGATAACTTTCGATATACGATGTATCAGCGTGGCGATGGCAAAAAGAAAAGGGGTGCTCTGCTCAGCAAAGAGGACGGTCAATGGGTAGCAAGGATTGATTTTCATCCTGATCTTCTTACTGGCGAACAAAGAAAACCCAAATTTCTGACAAGCACTATAAAAGGAAACAAAGGAAAGCAGGAAGTAAAAAGAAAACTGGATGTGCTTTTGAAACGATTAAGAGAAGGCGATCTATCCAGTATTGATACTATGACTGTCAGTGGCTGGCTGGAAAGATATTTTGAAATATACTGCACAAAGCGGGCAACAACCACAATGGAGGGATATAATAGATATGTGGACAAGCATATAAACTCGCATATCGGGAAAGTAAAACTATGTGACCTGAAACCAATGCACATTGAAAACCTCTACAATATATTGCGTAAGGAAGACAGGGGAATTAATGCGGATGGAAGCGAAAACAAAAGAGGTAAAGACAAAATAGGATATTCTGAAAAAACTCTTCTTCAGATTCACAGAATACTTCACAGAGCATTTAAAAAAGCAGTAGGTGATAGCAAACTTTCAAAGAATCCCTGTGATGGTGTGGATGCTCCCAGTCCTGAGGAATATGAACCAACCGTTTATACAGAGGAACAATTTGCCTTATTGCTGGAAAAACTGGAAGGACATAAACTGGAATCTCTTATTTTAATTGCCGGTATGTGCGGATTGCGCCGGGGTGAATTATTGGGCTTATGCTGGGAAGATATTGACTTTGAAAACGAGATAATCAATGTACAGAGGAATCGTGTTCCTACTCATTCTGATGGAGTAATCGAAAAAGAACCTAAAACCAAAAAGAGTAAGCGATCATTTTCCATTCCCAGTGCTATTATGCCAGTTCTTAGAAGATGCCGCGGCATCGGAAAGCTTTATGTCAGGATTGACGGAGAACAATACCACCCAGGAAGCGTTAGCAGCGCATTTAGTGAGTTTCTGAAAAAGAATGAACTTCCACATATCCGATTGCACGATATGAGGCATTTTAATGGTACCATGATGTTAAAACATGGAGTATCTGAAAAAGAAATTATGAAGCGCGGAGGATGGACAACCGCATCTATGGTTAAGAAATATCAACACGTTCTGGAAGAAATGGACAAAAAGTCTGCCAATAAACTCAATAAAGTTATGATAAAGAAAAATAAAAAGTTAGGTGCCAAAATAGGTGCCAAAGCATAAAAATAGGTTTCAAGGAAATCCATGAAACCGTTGGTGCCGAAGACGGGAATCGGACCCGTATGATATTGCTACCGCAGGATTTTAAGTCCTGTGCCATGATTTTTTTATCCTATTCGGGAAAGCGCTGTTTTACTGCATTTGCAGGATTATTGCCATTAGTGCTTTTTAAGTATTATAATATTTTAGCATTATTTTGTTTCATCCCAAACAGGATAACTTTTAAATATAAATTATCATTTAGGTGCCAAAATAGGTGCCATGATTGTAACAGCTTCCATGCCATCAAGGAAAGCTTGTCGGTAAATTGTCGTAACTGTCTCTCTGAAAATTTCTTCGCTTATTGGATTGTACTCAGATAAAACCTTTTTGTTTTCTGGAGATCTGTTTTGAATTTCTATCAACTTATCCTGAAGATCATTGTACCATTCAGTTTTTGCAATATCATCATTCGTAAATTCGATTCTTTTTTCTATGAGTTCATTAAAGCATATAGTAAAACTCATACAAACATCTCCCTTTTCATTGTCAATCACTAGATTGTCCTTCCATTATATACCTTGTCCCAGTCCTATTTCAAGAGTCTGGAGTCCCTGAAGCCCTTGGGACTACGGGAACATTTCGACACAATTCTAATTATTTCTAATACGCGAAATGAGGCTTATTTACGTACTGATTATCTATAAGGATTGTCGAATTATGTAAATGTAACATAAATTTAACAGGCATATGCTCACAATTAATTGAGACAAAGTACGTATTGCATTATGTTAAATAATGTTATATTATGTAATGGATTGGAGGGGATGGTTTTGAATAAAAAAGGCGGATGTTTAAAGGTCTTAGGAATTACATTTGGCTCATTCATGCTCCTGTTTATAATTCTTATGATAATTGCAGTCAATTCTTCAAACACAACTTCAACAGATGCCACACAGACAGTGAAAACAACACAGACGACAAATACAACACAGGCATTGGAAACAGCTGCAACAGAACCTGCCAAACCAGAACTAGAACTGTTGGAGATTAATTCAAAGAGCGATGAATATTCAAAGTATGCAGTTGGAAAGATAAAAAATAATTCAAAAAAAGAATATAGCTATGTTCAGGTTGAAATAAATCTATACAACAAATCAGGAGAACTTATAGGAAGCACGCTTTCCAATATTAATAACCTGGCTCCTGGTGAAACCTGGTCATTCAAAGCAATAATTCTCGAAGATGAAGCAACTAAATTTTCAGTTAAGGATATTAATGGATGGTAAATTAAAAAGCCCAGTAAATTAAAAAGCCCCCTATTATCAGAGGGCTTTTATGTTATCCGGGAATAGAAAAGAGTTATTCGGGCTTTTTCTGGATTTTTACAAGCAAATCATGTACAAAATTAGCGCCACGGCTGATTAATATACCTGTCAATATCATGCCAAGATAAGGCACAATAAACGGTATTCCTACCAGTGCAGGCAAATCCAGATTTCCAGACAGCGCAATAAGTAAGCCTATTACCAAAGCACCTATTCTGTCAATACTAAGTTTTCCTTCCTGCCATATCATTTTTAAGGTTTCCCATACGGATTCTCCTATCATGGCAGCTACTACAAGCATTAAAATGTTATTCATAATATCACCCTTTCATTATTTGATCAGCGCCGTATTTGTAGCGCTGTCATACCCTACTGTTTTACCAAGAGCTTCAGCGATAAACCTGACCGGAGCAAAGATTCTGCCACCAAACGCTACCGGCACGACATCCATCTTTTCATTAAGCCTTACACCGTTTACACTGATTCCCGGCGCTTTGTATGCGTTTGATTTCTCCATGATTTCACCCACACATTCAAGCACTTCCTGCGCTTTTTTCACTGTATTTGTCCCTGAAATTCCGTCAGGGAGCAGACCGGTGACCATCTGAAATGTTTTCAAATCCATAGGATATTCCTCCTTCATATATTGATAAAAATAATTCCTTTTAGCTTCAATCGTAGCGCCTTTAGTTTCAATTGGTTCCACATGCCAAGGCTCATAATCCATCGGTTTTCTCAAGCCGTACTTTTCAAGTTCTGCGTTGGTCACATCTTCCATCCAGGTATTCCAGCTATCTGCTGCAATTCCCCAGTTATGCGATGAATTGCCGGGAGCGGAAACCATGCGCTGACCATTTGAATTATAAACTGCACCATCGGATCCTTGATAATAATCCGAATGTTCGGCCAGTGCATCATTAGCAGCGTTGATCTGCTCTTCTGTTGATCTGAATCCAGAAGTGATTGGCAGTTTTTTATTTTTGACCTTTGCAAAATAAGCCATTCTTCCGGCGAATATTTTACTGATACGATCCTGCCAAGGATGGGAAAACACCAACCATTCCACAGGGGCGGCGGTTGGGTATTTTGTTATATCAAGTTTCAATATGCTCACCTCTTCTATATACTTTTTAATATCAATCATTTGAGGCTCCGGCAGGACAAACAAGCCATATCCGTATTTTTCATCGAAGCCTATTTTCCCCAGGTCAACAACATGGTTAACAACAAACTCCATAAGCTGTGATTGATTCAGTTTCCGGCCAGCCTTCTCCATAAAGAATTGCTGCAATAAAGCTACCATTCCAGCGAATACAGGCCATGCAAAACTGGTGCCAATCCTGCCCAAAACGCTGAATACCACCAAATCCAACTCCTTACCCCGGCTTGAGTATTTGGCCTGATAAGCAGTCCCTTTGTCAAAATTGCACTCGACAATTCCAATGGCAAGAAGTACATCTGCTTTGGCAAAACCTTTAAGCTCTGGATGTAGTGTGTCACCATCGTTGCCTGCACTTGTACCGCCAATACTGCCGTTATCAATGCATTCCTGGAATATATCATTTATCATCTTATTGGTGCTTCCGCCTGTAGAGCTGCCGAATATATCTATTCTGTTTCGCAGAATGTATGGAAGAGAGATATCTACAAGTTTTCCAGAAGCTTTATCGCCTGCTGTATTGCACGAACTTGATTGAAGCTCCGCTCTTGCGTCGGGAGCTACATTTCTGAATTCTGCTAAAACATTGGCGGCATGAGTTGTATCGTTTTCAAGCTCGACAAAAGTAATGCCTCTACCTGTATAGCCTGCTTCAATAAATTTGGTTATGCCCAAAATATCTTTAATCTTTTTTGATTCCTGTGTTGTATACATCATGATTTCCCTCCCCACTTGAATATAAATGCTACTACAGCACCTATAAACCCGCCTATAACCGTGCGCCATAACCATATCTGATTATCTTCAATTTTTTCCAGTCTGCCTTTCAGGTTATCATCAATTTTTGTTTCTACCCGGACTAGTCTTTCTCTTATGTCGTTTAAAACCTCTTGCAGTTTTTCATCCATGTTGCACCTCCAGCGTATTTTTGTTATAATGGAAAAACCTTCCCTTATTTACCAGCGTAGGTAAGAGGAAGGCATAAATAAAGGCCGTTGGTGTTCAAGCACCTTCGGCCTTCCGCGCTTTTAGCTATAAATTTAACTGTTTTAAGTGTATCATATCTAAATTGACAACAAAAGGACATAATAAAGACACGGCATTATGACAAAATAAATATTTTTTTATTCTTCCAACTTCAAATTATCCAGCGCATATTTTAAAGCCATGTTGATTAATTGATTGCGGGAACGGTTTGTTTTTTGTGCAATTTTGTCGTAGCGCTCCTGTATATCTTTGTCAATGCGGATTGCGAATACTACAGATTCATTTTTGTTAGGTTTCACAATGAATTTATCCATGTTTACATTTTATATCCTATCTGCTATCATTAATATGCTACATATCGTGTACAAATTGTCGTTGAAATATGTACAATCTTTGGAGGTGCTTATGGAAATTTTGGCTTTTATACTCTGTTTTGTTGTTTTTGGGTTCTTTATCATTACAACTGACTTTAAACAAAACAAAATTACCAACATAATTATGATAGTTCTGTGCGCGTCAATCATTTCTATTATGGGGTATACTGCTTTTTACATGAAACCAGTGCCTAAAAATAAGCCATCTATATCATCGGGTTATATAGCACCCACAGAAAATCCATTTAAAGAAATAAATGAAAAGCTGGATAAAATCGAAAAGAAACTTCCGTAATACAAACTAAATAATTTGCTATTTAGGTATAGCTTTTCTATTCCATTTCTTACATGTTTACTCAATGTTTGACAATAATAAATAATGGGTATATGATGTAATAAAAGAATAAAAATGGGGTGAATTTATGAAATTTAATCTAAAATCAATCATTGTGGGCTTTGTAATAGCCTGCGTGCTGCTCATGTCAGTCAGTGTATTCGCTTCTGACGGAATGTCGTATCTTGGAGTTTTCAAGGATGCATCCGCTGTATTCATAAATAATGTAAGGGTTGAAGGTACCAACTTCCTGTGGAATGAAAAAACCTATGTCGCCATTGAGGATGTGGCTACGGCATTAGGACTTAACTACAGCAAGCTTGACGGCAATATCAGTGTTGCCGGTGTAGTACCGACCGGTGTGACTGTGGTCGTTCCCACACCAACGCCAACAATAGAACCAATAATTAATGGGCTTCTGGAAGAGGAACCGACACCAACGCCGGAAGTCACGCCGGAACCTACGCCGGAGATAACACCGCAACCTACGCCTGATATAACACCCACACCTGAACCTGTTGTTATGGATTTATTTATTGACTTAAGCTGTAGTGAATATCCTGGTCCGCCTTATTATTATATCCGGTTCCAGAATAACGATATATCAACTGGAAAAATAGCTGGCATTGGGTCGAAATCATTTAATCATTTTGGTTCATGGGAGCATCCAATAAGTGCGGAAGTTAAAAGCAAGCTTGGAAGAAGTCCGGTTTATTTTGAAGTCAATGAAGATGGTAACATTATAAAAATCTGGCATTAAAATAAGGGGCCTCTAAGGGCCCCTTCTCGTTACCATACTTTCCAATCAATATCACATGCAAGAGTGGCGTTTGAGGTTGTGTTGTTTTTAAGATCGATTCTTAGGTTTGAACCATCAATATAGCATTCATCTATGCTGATGGCGTAATCACCTGTAGCAAGATATCCAAATGTATTGCTCGCAGAAGCATATATACTGGTTATAAACCCTTTATCTCTTCTGCTCCATGCGCCACCCATCAAATCCCCTACTTTGTTTATGGTTCCGGATACAAGAGACTCCGTATTGGTCTTGCTAAAATACACCATAATACCATATCCTGAAGCGTTTAAAACACATACTCCGTTTTTGTATGATGAAGAGCCAAGATCATAATTAAGTGTTAATGTGCCACTGGCAGTTATTGTATCGCCTGGATTATCGTTGGCGCTCACCCCGTCTGCCAGCGCCCTAACCCCCGCCGGTGTCACCGCCCGCTCCGTATCCGTGCCGGTCAGCGCCTCTGCATCTGTGGCAAGCTCGACAATGCCGGGCGCTGTTGATGTAGCTTTTTTGAAAGATTCAGCATAATCTGCAGTACGAGCATGATTAACGCTGCCAATTGATAGAGATTGAATATTACTCGTCGCCTCCGTTGTGGAAACATAGCCCACCGTCAAGTATCCCGTACCGGTCGGAGTGAATGAAGCCGGTGCCGGAGTATAAACCGTATTTCTGTTGTAATTCAAAAATGCCTTAAGTGTCACCGACGTTCCAACTTTGATTATCTCAAACTCCACAACATCACCGCTTGAAATAGCCATTGCTGTCGAGTTTGCAGTTGTCGCACCGGCAATGGTGCTTCCGAGATAAAGCACATCTGATGATATATAGGCATTTATCCGGTTGCTGGCATCTATCCTGAAGCCTATGTTGTTGCTGTCGGATGCATTTTTAATCTGCATTACCGCATGAATTGTAAAGTCTGCGTTGAAGCTTTTTGTAAATATCAGCATGTCATCGTCGTTTGCAGCTAAAAGATTTCTGCATATCAAGTTGCTGTTTTCCAGCCCGGCGAACCATTCACCGGCGGTTATCTGAGCGCGTCTTGTAGCCGTACCGCTTGATAAGTATTGAAATGGATTAGGTACCGCGCTGGACGGGTCTTTTTTGACAAGCTGTACAAGCTGGAATGATACGTAGGCGTTTATAGAGTTGACAAGAGAATACCAGTATATGCGCAAAGATTGAATTCCGCTCCATGCTCCTGAACCACCCGTTGAAAAGGCAGATTTTAAAATTTTAATATAATTCCACCCCGTAGCGATACCTGAAACTACAGAATATATCTTATTATTTGCATCTGGAATAGCCGCTTGAGAAAACATAACTCTTATTCCCTTGCTTGCACCAGTGTCAACTTTTGTTACATCTGAAATATAAAACACAAAATAAATATAATCAGTATCATCGCTTGCAGAACCATCATTTCTTATGGTAAAATCCAACGAAATACTTTGCCTGTCGGAATATAAAATACTTGCTGTATTATCATTCTCCAGTATCTTTAATGACTGGCTACCCAATTTATAATTTGTCACATCTGCTGACTGCGTGCCCGCCCCGGATGTCCAAGTTTCATCAGTCTGAAACATTGCCCCAAGCTTTGTATTGCCGTACCATGCGGCGAGGTCGGAGTGGAAGCCGGAAGCCTGCAATGCTGCTGTGTCAAGCTCTGCGGTTTTATTCTCGTTGTTGTTCAAATTTGTGGCATTAAGTGCCGGATTCGTTCCGTTTACATATGCGGTTTTTGAATAATCTCCTAAACTCATAATAATCCTCCTTATCCTCTCGTTACTGTATCAATTCTCCTGAATGTAATCTCTTCACTGCTTGTTTTCACGTGATGCCAGAGTATGCGGCTCATCATTATACCCACATTAGCTGTGAGCGTTGCTGAGGTACCGCAGAATATACCGATTTCCTCTATGGTTGCCACTGCTTCAGGGGCAAGCACGACAAATTCACTGGTCACCTGCCCGGTGGCAGTGGCCGAAAGCGAACTATCAGCCACCCTGAATACTTCGGTGTCAAGCGCCGCGTCATTATCCGTTACGGCAGTTGTGCCGGTGCCCAAAGCCAGATACTTTATCTCGATGTTTGCAGCAGTTCCGGTCAGCGGCTTTACTATCTCCTGAAATGCAGCATTCATCAACCGGTTATGGAATTTTTTAGTTCTGACCTTGCCGGTATGTATATTTTTGATTTTAATCTCATATTTGCCCGACCATCCAAACACTTCATTTGACATATCAAGTTTAATCATTTAATACCTCCGTCCCGGTAAGCGTTCCGGGATATAAAACATCAGCAGGATCTAAAACATCTGCGGGATACAATGGAGTAAACGTGCTGACCGTCATTTCTCCGGCCCAGTTCTGGCTTTCTGTCTGAACATTAAGAAATGCGACAACTTCACTTTCATTGATAATATATTGCCGGTTACCTTTCAAGAGATCCTTGAAAAATTGTTCCCAGCCTCCAAGAGACGAACCGTCAAGGCATTTTACCGAATAATTAGTTGCCTTTCCGTCCGGACTTGATATGTTGATCGATTCAATCAGGTAGCTTGCATTTATACCAAACAGGCTTTTTTGTATCGGAAGAAGCTGCCCTGCTGAAAGCCCGGAAACCTCGGTGTCAAATGTGATTATGGAAGGAATGATGCCATATTTCAGAATCAGCCCTTCCCCGTATTCCTGCGATTGAGTTTTTTCATTGATTGATTTTTCGTTCACTAGGCTTTCATAAATTCCGGATGTGCCGGTTTCAACCAATGCCCTTGACGCGATCTGGGCGGGATCTTCGGCGACAGTAATTATTGGATACAGTCCGGTATATGTGATCTCTATTGTGGAGCCTGCCGTAAGCACTGCCTGGCTGCTGTCCTGTGATACAACATTGCTTTCGTATGTAAAATACCAGTGCTTGCCAGAGTCAAGACCATTTACGCCAACATTTGCCGATAAAACAGCTGTGGAGTTGACATACACTACCGGTCTTTCGGCCACTGGGAAACGCAGGGTAAAGTTCCTGCTTGAACCATCGGGCGCGGGCGCGGGCTTTTCTAATGCCTGTACGGAGGTCTTGCCGGTGCCCGCCCTTACGTATTGCTTATTCCGGTACTGGTCACGTGTCCTTTTTACCCTAAAATTCTCATGCTGGACATTATCGGTCAAAGTCCAAGGTGATAAATTGGAAGCGTTGCTGAAAAAATTAAGCTGCTTGCTGAAATTTATATTCCAATTGTAGCCTGTTGTATCCTTTATATAATCCAAAGAGTCAGAGCATTTGATGTAGTTGAAATTTGCTTTTGAAATCGTTGGCCCGTCTTCTATGGTTCCGGCCGTTATGCCTTCCTCTGAAAGCTTCGCTGATATGATGGCCGATACGATATTGCCTGCCAGCTCGGATACATGGGACGCGGCATAAAGCCGCTTGTCTGCAAGCTGGTTGTAATCGACGCCGGAAATATAATAATACAAATACCCCGGATCAGCCTCATCTGATTCAAGAGTATCTATGGTGCCGGCAAACAAAGTAATAGCGTCATCCGTAATCAGTACAACATTCCCTGTTTCTATGGCAGTAAGAGTCAGCATATCCACAATGGTGATGTCGGCGATTGACCGGGCATTTATCTGGTCTGATATGTTCCAATCAGGTGAAACTAAAACTGTAATTCCGGAAATGGAAAATGTCCTCATGATGGATTCACCGCCAATTCACGGAGATCATCAACCATGCTGCTTGCTATTTTTCTTATCATCCTTCTGTCGGTTATGACAGGATTGTGGATATGAACGGTTATACCTCCAAGCTTACTAAGTGGAGTAACTCTTTCGCCGCCATTAAAATCAATAAGCTCGGGCTCTTTTTCGCCTACCCATGCAGGGCCTTTAGCAGCAGAATCGGTACCTTCGGCATATGCCCTTACTCCAGCCTCGGTGTACCAAACTCCATTTGAGCCTCTGGTCCATCCCAGTGATTTTCCAAGATTCAAGTTTTCATTTGACAATCTGATTTTTTCTTCTGCTGATGCTTTTTCATATGCCTCACTATTTGCTTGCATTTGCGCTATTATTTCGTTTTTATTTAAAGGCATACTCTTCATGATTGATGCTACTGCATCAGAGACGCTTTGCTTCATGCTGTTAAGGCCGTTTATCAAGCTTTCCCCGAAACTCTGCCCGGCGTCCTGCCAGCCAGGATTATAGGTATTCAGAAGCTCAATTATTTCGTCTTGATTTCTTTCTACTGCGAGCTTCCGTGCTTCAGCCTGCAAGGCTTCCTCATCGGTCAACTCCTGATAATGCTCTTTTAATGCATCCTTTTCATTGTTCAAGCCTTCAACCAGCAAATCATATTCATCATCGGCGGCTTCTTTTTTAAGATCATATTCTTCCTGAAGAGCTTCTTCATCGTTTGCTGCCTGCTCGCGTATGCCTTCCATCTGTTGTTCAAGCTGTTCAATTTGGAGTTGTCTGTCTTCCAGTAAAGCATCCCGTTTATGTTCTGCAATTGCCTGGTCAAGTTCCTCCTGGAGGCTTATTTTATCCTCGTTGGTTTCGGCCTGCTGAATATTTTCCCTAAGGTCAGCTATTTTTTGTTGATATTCCTGCTCTGCCAAAGCTTTATCTTCAGCGTTGGTCATATTGTTTATGGCGTCAATCTCAGTTTGAAGTTTAGCTACAGCAGATTCCTCACCAGCATTCAAAGCTTTTAACTTTGCCTTATATTCTTCATCGTAAAGCTTAAGTTTTTCATCATGCGCCGCTTTTTCGCTGTCAAGACTGTCATCTATGGCAGTTGTCTCAATTTTTTCCTGGGCATCGTAACGTTTGCGGAGGGCCTTTAATATGGTGGAGCCGAAAGAATCCAGGTCTTTTATTTGCTTGTCGAGAGCTTCCTTTGCAGCTTCAGCGGCGGCATTAGAATCTTCTTCCACAGTAGATGCAACATCATCGCCCGTTTTTTTAGTAGTTTTACTAATATCTTCAGATCCGATTTTGAATATATTTTTAACACTATTGACAGTATCCATGACTGTACTGCCGATTCCCTTACCAAGTTCAGAGGCAGCTTTTGTCATAGTTCCCCATGCTTTAGAAGTTTCATCGGATGAAGCTTTGGCGTTAGATTTTGCGGTGTCCAAGTCCTCTTCTGATGATTTTACAAAACCTTTTAAACTACCGCGTAACGAATCGATGCCGCTCTGTACACCTTTAAAAATATCACCGATACCGGGAATTTTAGCCATAAAACCAAATAAGCCGCTGTATAAAGCAAGCAAATTTCCCGCTGTAAAATCAAGGAATTTTGCAAGCCCCAATTGAATCAGCCGGACTGAAACCATGAGAGATGCTCCGCCTGTGACAAAAGCGGTTTTTAAAACAGTCCATAAACTTGTGAAGAATGGACCAACCTTGTCCCAGTTTTTGATAAGAACATACGCGATTGCAGCAAGAGCAGCTACTCCTACTATTACAAGACCTACAGGAGAAATAAGCAACTTCATCACTCCCATTACACCGCTTATAGTACTTGCCACTTTACTAAATATCATCAGTAATGGACCTATGGAGGCAACCAGTAAAATTATTATTCCTATCATTTTCTGTGTCTCAGGACTTAAGCTCTTAAACCAGTCCATGACGTTTTTCACCCCATTGGCAAAGCCTTTGAATACAGGGACAACGTTGTCTTTTACAAATGGTATCAGATCATCCTTTATGATCGGAATAAATTGACTTGCTATTTCGCGGAAGGCTGCTCCAAACTGAGCCTTTAAAGAATCAACTGCATCTCCGAATTCCCTCGCAGCCTCAACATCTTCATCAGACATAATAAGTCCCAGATCATTAGCCTCCTGCATCAGCCTTTCTATTTCTCCGCTTCCGGCATTCAATATGGGTAAGAGCTCGCTGAATGACCTGCCGAAAAGCTTGGACGCCATAATGTTTCTATCTGATTCATTTTTCATTCCGGAAAGCTTTTTGATTACCTCAGTATACAATTCGGATATGGACTGTGTACCATTTTTAAGCCCTTCCGTTGACAGGCCAAGCTGCTGCAATGATATAGAGACTTCACTGCTGTCTTTAGTTGCAGTCTTAAGTTTGTTTGTGAACATCGTGACGCTGTTTTGGATTGTGTTAAAATCTATGTCGAGCTGGTTTGTGACATATCTTAATTCCTGGATGGTTTTTATCGACAGTCCTGTCTTTTCAGATGCAAGACCAATTTCATCGGCATACTTTGCTGTGTCCGTCGTAAGCTTCATAATGCCTGCACCGACAGCAATCAAAGGGGCAGTAATTCCTGTGGAAAGATTTCTCCCCATTTCACCGAGATTTTTGCCAAGAGTCGAAAAGCCCTTCTGCATATTGCCAAGTGTTTTTCCTACGCCTCCTGCTTTCTTATCAACATCATCTAATTTTTTATTGGCATCCTCATCTTTTAAAAAGATGGACCCGAACAGCTTAAAAATTTCGATTTGAACTACCTCCCCTCTATCTGCCTCTTTATGTCAGCTGCTTCCGCAATCAGTTCCTCGGCTGACTTTTTGATTACGGGTAATTGCACTGTGTTGTGCTTGTTTCTGTAATCTTCCCATGATATAAATTCCAATTTTTTTAAATGGAATTCCGGATAAAGCGAAACCCAGGCTTGATACAGCCTGTCATCCCGTTTTTTTTCCCGGGCTTTCGCATACAGCTCCAACCCGTCAATCAAATCCATATGCAATACAAAGTCAATATTGTGGTACCGGCTCAATAGCAAATCGTACATTTCGATTTCGTCTATTTCACCGCTGATTTGAAAAAACTTACCAAGCTACCCGCGCTCTTCCCGAATTCCTTAAACAAATTTACCATGTCATCCAGCTGCATTTTTTTTACTTCATTAACAAACAATCCGGTCAAACCTGCCAGCAATTCAAATATTTCAGTCTCTGCCATATATAGGTTCACAATGACTGTAGCCCCAAAATCGGCACCCATTTCCTCTGCAATTTTTTCCTTTTCTTTCTTTTCCTTATCCGTATCTTTTGAGCCAACTCCGGGCATGGAAAACAGCTTTTTAAGCTCATCCTTGATTTCCATTTTTTTAAGTATTTTAGAGAGCTTCGGAACATCTCCAAGTTCAAACGGTCTAATATTTATATCCATAAATATCCTCCTTTAAATTATCCTCACTAAATTAAAAAAAAGTAGGAGGGAATGACCCTCCCCAAAAGGTATTAAGAGGATGTCGATGTAAACACTATTTTCCATGGCGGCGTTGTCCGCTGTGTGGAACCATATGCAGCTTCAAAATTCAATTCTGCGATAACTTCATCTTTATCCACAAGCGGCCAGTTTACGTTTTCAAGGTTGATTGCATTCTGCAGCTCAATGTATGTTCTGGTCCCGCCTTTTGTGTAGCCAGTCCAGCTTACAAATGAGTAATCGGCCGATGTAATATTGCTAGACAACGGATTACCTGTCACTGTGCATGTTACTCCGGCGGTTATATCGGTAGTAGCGCTGGCAGACATAGATGGATAATACTCATCCATTCTGTAAGGCACAATTTCAAGGTTTTTCATGCTCAGTTTTGCAACTTCCTTTATGACTCTTACCCTGCCTTTAACTGTGCCATAGTCACCATCGGCTTCAATTTTCCGGTATTCGCGCTCTATGTTGAATACACCGCCGCCTCTTGTCAAAGCTACGTCAACCATTGCAGACGTTGTCTGCCCTATCGAAAATACGCCATCACCCAGGATGATATCGTTAGGTACTGACACTTAAATCAACTCCTTTCATATTTCTGATGTAATTTTTTTTATATGCTCAAGTATCGCCTGTGCGCCGATACATTTACATTCCTCATCGTGGTAAAACTGCTGTTTTTTCTGCGCTTCTTCCTTGATTTTTGCCATCCGGTCTATGTCATACTGCAGCTGCTTGTGGAATAATGCATCCTTAGGATCCTCATAGCCGTAAATAAAATATCCCTTCATAAGCGGGCTTTCCGGTGATACTTTTACTGTTATGCCTTTACCATAGGCCACGCCCAACCAATAAAGAACGGAGGGCATTTCGCAAGAGTACTCATCGTCAACGGCTTCATGGATTCCGTACATTTGGATTTCCTCATAGCCTTCTAGTATTGCCAGTGCCAGCATGTGGGAAACGCTGCAGGTCAGAAAAATCTTGTCGCCCATGGCAGGAATCCAGTACTTTCCCACAATGGAGTCAAGCGGAAACTTGACGCTGGCCGGAATCTCGTCAAAATGCTGCTGCATATAAACTGGCTTATCCATGATTTTTAGCATTTCATAATGCAGTTTGTTTCCTTCCCCTCTGCTTTTGCGGGTCTTAATCTCGTCAATCATGTGGATGTCAAAAAGCCGGTCCCACCGTGGAGCAAAATCATACATGTCGTTCATTATCCAGATCTCGATGTCAGGATCATTAAACGGAGCATCCTTCCAACTCGGGGCATATCCGACAAGTGCTACTTTTTTAAGTTTTTTTGCTGTTGTCTTAAAATCAATAACGGGTTTACCTTTTACGTTTCTTTTTTGAACAATTTCAAATCCCAAACCCTTAAGTTCATCGGCAATTATTTGAGTATTCCAAGGGTCATATACAACAGTGTTTATGCTGTAATGCAGACTTGTCCCTTTTACTCCATTAATGACTTTAGCAAGATCTAATACCTCTCCGGCTGGTACCTCTATGACTTGCTTGTCTGTCTCTAAATAATCTTTAAAAGTAGTTATTAGTATTCCTTTTGTCGTACCTAAATTTGTTAATTCAATATAATCCATACCTTTCATCCTCCCTAGCTTAAATAAGCCTGTACCGTATACTTTAGCTGCCGGCGTCTGATATTTGGATCATCATCTTCTATTTCGAGCCGGTATTCTCTGTAAAAACATGCCTGCAATGTACCGCTTACAAAATACTTTTTATTATGCAGACCGGTTGCCGATACTTTATCGCCGTTGCCGTCAATGCTGCCGGTTACTGTTTCAAGTGCGGTAGTATCAGAATTGTTATCCCAGTTGTCCACAAGAAGTGTGAATACTTCGAGCTTCTGGTTCTCGTCGGTAAAGCTGCTTGTCAGGTGGTATGTTGTATAGGGCAACTTTACCGGGCTTGGTACTGCATCAAAGTCATAAGCCCTGGAAGTCTTTGTTTTCAGGAAAACAGTTATCATTTTTTTCAGCTCGATCGTATTCATTCCGTTATCTCCTGTATAGTGTCGCTATCTATCAACCCGCCGCCCAAAAGTCCTATGTCGATATTCTCCTGCTCGATTTCCTTAATGTGTTTTCCCGCAATCAGCCTGATGCGGTCTATGTTTTCCTTTACAGTTTTTTCGAGAAAACTGTCGGGTGAAATATTCTGTGTTCCTAACTCGATCATTGAAGCATAAAATGCTTTACTTCCAATTTGCAGGTATTTAAACTTTTTCATTATGCCAAAACCTATGCTGCGTCTTAATCGTCCTGGTCTTACTTTTACCAGCGTGCCATCCTTTTTTTTGTAAGTCCTTGTCTCCAGACTTTTATGTACATTTTTTCTTACTTCCGTCCTCAGATATTTTCCAATTTCCTTAAAGGCTGCCATTTCACATGCAGTAAGTGCATTTTTGACATTTTTTACATTGCTCTTATAATTTGCATTGTCATTGCTCACTTTCCCGCACCTCGCATTTCAGAAAGAGCCATCGATGCATATTGTCCAAATCCTTGACGTCTCGGATGTTGAAGTACTGGCCGTTGTAATTTATCCTGTAGTTGGTATTCACGTCCGAACGGTAGCGGATGGTGATTTCATACAATATATTCGGACTAATCTGCTGAGCCATTTGCAATTCACGTCCTGAAAGATGCTCTACCTTAGCCCACACAGTGGCGAGAGTTGACCAGGTTTCCGAATGCCCGCCGAAACCATTGTCTGCAATTGCTTTTTCTTCGATTATTATCCGGCTTCTCAGTATTCCGGGGTTCATAGCATCCTCCTACAGGGTATAAATTTTATTACCTTCAAGTAGCGCATTAACTGTAAATTCCAATTCCTTGCTTATACTGCCTATTATTACTGGCGTTCTGTTCTCGTACATGTGAGCGATCAACATAAGCATGGCCTGCTTTGTTTTATATGGGATAACATCAGGGGCAACGCCGGTATAGCCTGCAACAAAGCGAATGCGAATAGCTCCATATGGGTACTCGGTAAAAACCGGCCAGTTAATGCAGTAACTAAGGCATACGCGCCCGGGCTCACTGTCTATATCCACATAGTATCCGGATAGACTGGCCGTCATTGTAGCCGATGTACCGGCATAATCTATGTAGGTAACGCTGGTGACTGACTGCAATGGCGGAATGGGGATTTCAATAAAGTCGCTGCCTGTCGGAAATTTGTCAAGCACCAGATCCCATGTCTGGGTAGCCAGTGCGCGGTGCTGGTAGTCTTCGCAGTATTCGCGGGCAGTGAGGATTAAACCGGCAATGTATGTATCCTCTATACTGGTAGGTGCTCCCAATACAATGCTTGCTGCAAAATTGCATTGTGCTCCTGTAACTGTCGCATATGCGCGTATGTATTGCTTGCCGCCAGTATAAGCTACCTCATAATTTGCGGTGTCATTCGCGGTGGTGACCTGTGCAAAAGTGCTGCCGGCAGTCCACTCTGTAAAAGTAGTATTATCATCTGACTCATATATGTCGAGGTCAACGGTACCACCGGCAGAATTTGAAAAAGATTCCAATAATACAACAGCGTTATAATTACTTATGTCTGTGCTTGCTCCTGTGTAAACAGCAGTCGCATGATAGCCGCCTTGGATGCTCTGGACAACTGTTACATTATCAGCAAAGGAAGTTGCATCGAGATGCATATGCTCTTTTGCTTCCAGTAAACTTACCGGCTCGGTTATGACGCCGGTTACAAGCTTTAGCGCCATATCAATTCAACCTTTCTGCTATCAGATTTCTTGCCCTCAAGGTGGATGTGTCTTTAATATTTTGCATTGCATAGTCCATTTCTTTGCTGATCTGCTTGATCTGTTCTTCTGCCGGAGCTCCTGCTTCCAAGAGAGTTAACAAATCAAAACCTTCCATTGCAGTATCATTTGTAACAGGATCTACATAAAAATTTCCGGTATCGTTCAGTTTAAAGCGTCTTCCTGTTAAATGAAATTCACCGGTTCTGGTGTCCGCTAGAAAATGTACTGCAAAAAGCCCTTTTATCGGCTTGCCGTTAAGAGCGAAGTCAACCTTTGCATTGCTGCCTTCTGCGGTTATAATTATTGCAAATTGTTCCATATACATCCTCCAAATTGGGAAGGGGTCAGAGCCCCTTCCCGTCTATTTTTTATACCTGTGTTATGGGACATGGCGGAGCAGGCTTTTTGTATGCCGCTTTTCTGATTATTACCGCCGATGTGTAGTTTGCCGACACATTGATGACGTTCAGGGCAACATGGGTAAAGTTGGAGCTCAGAGTCAGCTTGTTTGCCTGAATCTCGATTACCCCCTGCATGTAAACGCCTGCCAGAGTCATGTCGGTAGTATTGCTGGAAGTAAGCACTATGCCGGAATAATCTATTGGCGTGTTAGCGTTTGATCCTTCGTCTCTCTTTAACGTTAACGCTGCTGAACCGGCATATGCTCTTACACCGGGGACACCATAACCAACGTCATTAATTCCTGCCGCAAGATTGGTAATTGTGGTTGATGCATTTGACGTACTTCCAACAACATATCTGCTTGCCGCTACAGCTGTTGATCCGGCTGACAAAACGGTAAATATTAAGCCGTTTATTGTCACGGTTGCGTTTGTTTCGCCTGCAGATATGGATGGAGTAACCGTGGCTTCGGTAATATTGCTGGTCATTGAAAGCACTGTGGATGTAGCAGTAATAGCTGCCGCGCTCGTACCGTCTTCATCAGTTGCCTGGTAAACAAGGCCGGTGGATGTTGCAGTAAGTCCAGTCTGGACTACATCCCAAATAAAAGTAGCGCTTTCACACTGGGACAGGTCAAAATATATGCTGGTTGTGCCGGATGAGGATACTGACCGAGGGTATATAGCTGTATTAAGTTTTAATTCTTCACTTAACATTGTTTTATATCTCCTTTCGTTTTATTTTTTATTACCTGGCTTCAAGTACTATAAACGGGGAAAGAGTGTTCGCGCCCTTGTAAGGCGTCAGAGGAATTTTTCTCTTTGGCTTGCCATCCACACGGTAGATGAATCTGAAAACAGACTCATCGTAGAGGAAACGGACGTGAATTGAGGAAGCTCCTTGGATGCCGCCTTTGTCGATAAGCAGATATTCGCTCATGTCTGCCAGCATGATATCGCCGACGTCACCTATTGCGGATGCCTGTTCTATCGGGATTACCGGTCTGCCAAAAAGTGTACCGTACATCTGGCCTGCTATACCCGTGGGAGGCATGTAGACAGTTACGCCGGAGTAGGTGCCAGTAGCGATTGTCATTTTGGGCATCTGGGGCTCGATCTCCTGATTGATAAACCATGCGGCGCGGATCCTGTTACGGGCGCGACACCTTGCCCACATATCGTTGACATTGTTAAAGCTGATTGTGTCGGCGGTTTGGCTGGCTGTCTTTGATACGGTAATTAATGCCGGGCTGTTGAATATGCCGAGCGGCATACCGGCTCCGGTACCTCTCAGAATCGCATCGTCAAGCTTAAAAGAGAACTCTTCGGAGAAAAAGTCCGTTACTGCAGCCTGCAATGCAACTGTGTCGTCAAGCAGTTCGTCGGTTGCATAGTAAAGGCCGGTCAACTTTTTCAGGTTGAGTTCAAGCTGGCCGTATTTGGGTTTGGATTCTTTAAGCAAATCCGCTTCGCCTTCCCAGTATGCAAGCACTCCGCCCTGCCTGGAGCCGTCAGCCCTGCTGGATTCGTCGATCATGTTGATCTTAAGTCCGTTTTTGTTTGCGGAAATGGGATACTTTTTGCACATCGGCGCGAGGACTGAGGTTTCGTAAGTGTCTTTCAGCAATTCGTTTGTGGTTTCTTTTTCTACCAGGAAACCGCCGTCACTTAAGACGCCTTCACTTGCTCCGCTTGCTGCATTTGAAATCAGAAGCCTTTTGTCTACAACGGGCCCGTCGGGGACTGCTGCCCTTCTTACTGCAAACAAAAACTCACCGAAATGACTCCACATCGGATTGTGGGCATTGGGCTCGGCGTATAAAGGCTCGCTTGACGGAGTTGCTGCTGCAAGTTCCCTATCTTCAATCTTTTTCTGCGCCTCGATTGTCGCCTCAAGGTTTTTTATCTCTGTTTCCAGAGCGTCAAATTGTGTCTGCTCTTCGGGTGTAAGCGCCCTGTTTTCAGCCAGCGCCTTCTTGAACAGCTCGGATTGTGCATCTGATTTTGCTTTAAGCAATTTCTTATAATCCATGGCTCTTCAGTCTCCTTTCATTTCTTGTTATTTGGAATTTATAGAAATCAACCGGCGCGGGCCGGGGTTTCTCGGGGTTTTTAGGTGGTTCTGGGTCGGGTACCGGATCAGAGTCTTTAATCGGTTCGGGATCTGCTTCCGGTTTTGGAGGTTCAGAAAAGGCGATAAACTTTTTGATGATCGATTCGGGATGAATAAATTTTGACATGTCGGTTTCTATGCCGTTGAATATCAGAATCGTATTACTGATAGATGCAGCAACCTTTTTTTCCTCTTCGAGCTCGTCGGCAAATCCATACTCCACAGCTTCTTCGGCGGTCATCCAAGTTTCAGCGTCAAGTATTGGGATTATCTCCTCATCAGTCATGCCGGTCTTGTCGCGGTATATGGCAAGCATGGATTCCCGGACCTTGTCGAGGTCGTCAGCCATTTTACGCATTTGAGTGGCATTTCCCCAGACAATGGATGAAGGATTGTGATACATCATCATTGCATTGGAAGGCATGAATACTTTTCCGACCTTGATAAAAAATGTAGACGCACTTGCCATAAGGCCATCAACGTGGATGTTTTTTTCGGACTTATGTCTTTCGAGTATGTTCACCATGCCTTGAGCTGCGAATACATCACCACCTGGGCTGTTGACATAGATGTTTAGAATGTCTATATCGCCAAGCGCATCAAGGTCTTTCTTGAATTCTTTCGGAGTAATTTCATCACCATACCAACTGACACTTGATATTTCTCCGTAAAGCAGGAGCTCGCCTGATTTATCTGATTTGGCCTGAAACTTCCAGAACTTTTTTGCTTTCGGCATTTTGTTCATCTCCTTTTTCAAGCATTTTATATATGGCTTCCGTCATGGCTTTTTGCTGCGTATAATCTTTTAAATACACCCATTTATAGCCCCCAGTTGTTTTTCTTTTACCTTTACAGCAAGAACAAATATGTTTGCGACTTGTATTGGTTTTAATTTCAGCTTCCATAGCAGAATTGTAAATAGCCATAAAAATCCCGCATTTTGTAAATTGAGCAACCGGTTTTCCTATTTTATCTCTTGTTTCTTGAGTGACTTTATGACCTTTATTTGCAATACCTATTTTGATTTTTGTTTCCTCTTTGCAAGGTTTTCCTTTATTCCAGTCATTGCCTAATTTTTGTACAGATAGTTTTGCTTTTGTTTTTTCGGAATGAGTTTTGCCTAAAAAGTATTTATTGCCTTTTTTCAAAATGCTAAGATTTTCCTTAAAACTCTCAGGGCGCTTTACTCCCAACATAAAAGCTGCTGCATTTTTGGAAACATTATAGGAAGGGTTTAATTTATCTATATAAGATTGTTCTTTTTCAACCATATTTTCTTTCAAACATGTTTCCAGAATTTCAAAAATGAAGTTTTCTTCTCCGTACAAATTCCAAGCATTCTGGAAATGACAATTGAAATGATTGTTTGAATGCAATAGCGTTATATGCTTTTTCCATCGGCGACTTATATCTACGCTACTACCTATGTAAAAGTTTCCGTTTTCTTTATTTGTGATTTTATAAATTCCTACAATTTTCTCCACTAAACTAAACTCCTTTTTCAATCAATTTAAAAATTTCTTCCGCCAAGGCCTTGTTCTTGTCTTGTTGCTGCTGTTGAGTAGGCTCTTTTCCTGCTTCGTACATATTGGCAGGAGTTAAATAGATATCGCCGTTAGGTATCGGATTCATATTTTCAAGGCGCCTAATATCGTTAACAGACAGCCATCCCCATTGACGGCCTTGCGCATATGCCGTAGCTCTGGCCGCCATATCGCCACGTAGAAAAACATCCATCTTGAACTCTGCGAAATATCCGGCTTTGCGCTGTTCGCGGTTCAAAAGCTGCAGGTTAATGTTTTCCTCTATGCGCTTGGCCCAGGGGAGCATCGTGTAAATGATAAATTCAAGGGATTGATGCTCGATGTTGTTGTTGGTGGCACGGAGTAGATGCTGGACAAGGTGGAGCGGAACCCTATAAAAACGGCATATCTCTTCGATGGAAAAATATTTTGACTCAAGCAACTGGGAATCCACAGGTTTTATGGTCAGCTCTTTGATCGTCATGCCGTCTTCGAGAAGCCAGGGTTTATTTACATTTCTCAATCCGGTGACTTTTTCATTGACCTGCTCTTTAAGCCTTATCCTGGCATCATCTTTAAGAGTTTTTGGATGTGTCAATGCCATGTTGGTATTAGCGCCGTTTTTATAAAAATTGATGCCGAAAGTCTCGTATGTCAAGCCCAGCTCAATTGCTTTCGAAGCGTAATTTATCGGGATGATACCGGTAATGCCGTTCATGCTGACACCCGGAATGTGGAATATGTATTCTCGGGTCATATCTTTTTCTTTGGAAATGCCGCCGTCGTCATATTTGACTTTATAAATCATGCGTTTGGTGCTTTTATCGCGTTCAGGCGTTATGTTTTCATAGTCAAGCGGGTATAGCGCCAAAAGTTCCGGTATTTTGCTGCTGCTGAAAACTTTCTGGGCATATCCATTGCCACCAAGACATAGATTCATCATAAGGGCTTCCTTGAAATTAAAAGGTGTCATTTCATAATTGGGCTCGTAATGTAAAATGTCGTAAAGGCCGATATCGTTGGCCTCTTCTTTGTTTTTGTCCAGCTGTTTCCGGTATGTAAAAAGCGGCATGCTGGCAAGTGTTTCACCCAACACGCGCGTGCAGGCCCATATAGCGGAATATTTTAAAGCGATTTCGCGGTCGATCATAAAAGGCGTATTCTGGCCGAGATCATCGCCATTTATAAATGCTTTATACCATTCGCCAAAGCTTGCTGAAAAAAGTAATCTTGCTTTTCCTATGAAATTCAATCCTTCACCCCCTTTACAAAAGTATTGAGCCTGTCGTATCGTAAGCGCTTCTGTTGTCTTCACTTTCTATTGCTCTGTTCATGGCGTTTATCAATGCCACTATACCGTCTATTCTTTTGGTTCTATCTCGGCCTTTTACCGGCCTTATATTGTCGTTTTCATCCTGCTTGACATCCAAATTGTCGAAATTCCAGTTAAGTACCGGATGGTTTCCGTGATTCATTTTGCCGCCGGTAAGCAATGCTTCTATTTCTTTCATTGGTGGAGACATACTTTTATATCCCTGCCTGACTTCAATCATTTCAAATCCGTCGTCTTCCAGTTCGATTGCCGTCTGCATCGCGTTCCAAGGGTCGTATCCAATTTCCTGTATGTCAAAGCTGTCGTGCAGCAAGTTAATTTCTTTCCGTATAAACTTGTAATCTATTACGTTGCCTGGCGTTGTTTTCATAAATCCAGCCTTCGCCCACTGGTCATATTTCATATGGTCTTTTTTTACGCGTTCCCACATGTTGTCTTCCGGAATCCAGAATCTCGGGAGTATGTCCCATTTGGGATTCTCGTCGTCCGGAGGAAACAGAAGCACAAATGCTGTCAAGTCCAATTTCCCTGATAAGTCAAGTCCGCCGTAACACTTTCTGTCTTTCAATCTCTCTGGAACAATGATACCGGCATTTTTATTCCAGATTTCCAGCGGTAGCCACTTCGAGGTTTTAACCTTTATCCAGATGTTCAATCTGAGTTGCTGGAAGTTAAGCTCATCGGCTTCATTACCTTTGGCGCTGTCGTAGGATTCCTGTATTGCTCCCTCTCTGAGCGCTATTCCGTCTGAAGGATTGACCAAACTCCATATTTTCTTGTCGCGCCAGGCTTCTTTCTCCTTGCCTTTGTATTTCTCGCTTTCGCGGCCAGTCCATATGCGCTTGTTGTCGGGGTCGAAGCCATATATTACAGGGTAAAACGTTGGGTCATTGCGCTTTTTAAGCAAGATGTCCTCTGCTTTTTTATGAACTTCCCAGCCTATTGATGTTCTTTCCGGGTCCTTACCGCCAGTGGTTATGAAAAAGTATAAAGGCTGCCGGCGAGCGTCACCGGATCCGAAAGTCATTACATCGTATAAATCGCGGTTCGGCTGGGCATGCAATTCATCAAACAGGCAGGCCGATACATTTAAGCCGTGTTTCGTGAATGCTTCGGAGCTACAGACCTGATAAAAGGACTTTGTCGGCAGGTATATGAGCCGATGTTTCGACAATACCGGCCGCATGCGTTTTCTAAGTTCGGGCTCCTGCTCGACCATTTCCACAGCGACGTCGAATGCTAGGCTGGCCTGTCCTCTGTCGGATGCACATCCGTATACTTCAGCTGCAAACTCATCATCCGCGCAGAGCTGTTTAAGTCCCAGCGCTGCCATCAGTTCAGTTTTACCGTTTTTCTTTGGGACCTCTATATAAGCGGTGCGGTATTGGCGCGTTCCGTCTTTTTTCAATGTGCCGTAGATGTCAGTTACAATTTGCTCTTCCCATGGGAGCAGTTCAAATTGGCAACCGTGCCAGGGGTCTTTTACATGCTTCAGTCCGGTTATAAAATCAATAGCTTTTGCGGCTTGCTGTCTTTCAAGTGCCTGCTGTTCTCCGCTCATAGCTCATCACCCGCTTAATGTTCTGCTGAACTTGCCAGCTTTTTCAGGTGACTTGGGAGCTATCATACCCACACGATCTGCAGGAGATAGTCCGAATTTGCCGAGATAGACGGACATCAGTTTGGCATAGGTCTGGGCTATCGACACCTGTGGAAGCTGCTGCATATAACCGGATGGTGTCTTAAACATCAAGCCGTTAAAATTGCCGTCCTTGTCGTGGCCATACTTTTCCAGAAACTCTTCAGCTTCAAGCCAGCGCTTATAACATTGGCAATATGCAGCAAGTGCAGCGCCGTCGACTTCGGTTAGAAGTCCGAGGTCATAAAGCTTTGTTGATATTCGCTTCCATTCCTTCAGCGCTTCGCCTTTCAGCATCTTTGGTTTATACGGCAGCAGCGGCTTCGGCTTCGGCTCATCCTGATTGAGCGGCCGATTGCCCGGATTACCCATAAGCACTTTTAATGATGTTGGTGTCGCAGGTCTGCCGAGCTTGTTTCCGGTCATAAAATCATCCTCCGTTTAGTAAGTCATTCTTCCGGTCACTAAATAACCCCATAAAAAAAGAGCTTTTCGGCTCAAAAATTGCATAAAAAAAGGAAAGGGACAAATCCCCTTTCCTGTGGTCGCACTTTTAATTGTTTACAGTATAGCACGTTTAAACGGACATGCATATGACATAATTATGACAGCGTAAATTACGAGTGTCGATTGTTCCGCGATGTGGAATCTGTGCGGTTTTGAAGGGTATAAAAAAGAAGCCTTTATTAGGCTTCTAAAATCTTTACTATTTTAAGTTTATCATCACCGATACCATGCATTACTTCAACCTTCATTCCGTCCTTAGTAAGCAATTTTATCTCTTTATCCATTTCAGCTTGTAGTTTTTGTATTCGTTTCAGAATAGTTTTAGGTTTCATTTCCCTTTACCTCCTAGCCTCTATTGCCTTCCTTCTCAGCTTCCCATATAATGTCCTGTCTCTCAATTCAATGTATCCCTTCCAAAACGCTTCATTAAGGTATCCGTCAACTATAATCCAATCGTAGCCTGTTATTGCTAGTTTCATTTTAAACTACCTCCAGTGTATAATTACCCTTATTGTTTGTAAGATTCCATTTTACTCCGTCACGTTGAAAGCCGTAGAACTTGCCACTTTTTATATAGTCAAGCTGTGCAAGAAGTATCTTTTGTGCGATATTGCCAAAGGTTGCCTTAATATTTAATTCCATTTCTGATTTAGTCATTTGCCATATCCTCCTAACTTTCTGTGAAATTCGCTGATTTGGTTAGCCAGTAGCTCTATGCGGTTCTTGCACTTCGTCTTTATAAGTATTGATCTCATGTGTGTTTCAATTGTGCGTTCGCTTACGTTCAATTCCTGCCCTATTTCTTTATTTGTCTTTCCTTCAATCATTAAATTGTATACTTTTGTTTCCATAGGAGTAAACATTGCTATCACCCCATAAATTCCAATCCAAGTTCTTTAGAGGCTTCGTGTACGATATGTTCCTCTACGTTTACTATTCCGGGATATACGCCAGCATCAAAGTAAATTTTCCAGACCTTATCTTCAGGATATTCATTGATAAAACGTGCTTTTATTGGCTCTAAACCATAAGTATCTTCCACTGCATACATGTGTGCATCGTTGACTTTCCCGTGCCTATATTCTTTCATAACATCCTCCTAATATGCGAACGCTTTTCCGTTCCGACCACAATATTAGTATATCACGTTTTTAAGTGGTAGTACATAGGTCTATAGACCTATTTTTATATCAAGTGCTTTTTAAGGTCGTCTTTGATATAATATTTTTTGCCATATTTCTCAAGGCGATTCACAATCTCATGTGCAAATCTATTCCAGTCGATTTCCTTGTCCGGTTTGAAGCGACTGATCTTTCCAACCTTGTACAAATCCACATACTCATGCGTGGCATCCAGTAGCTTGTATACTTCCTCGTCGTTTAGGACCGGCTCGAAGGATACCCAGGTTTCAATGCCGGCTGCTTTGGCTGCTTTTATGGTTGCTATCCTATCAACGGGAAGAGCTGCCTGCGGTTCGTAGTATAAGCTTTTTTCCGGATCCAAAAAAGTCAGCGTTGTGGCAAAGGCATCGCCGGGTTTGTATAAGTCGAAGTCTCTTATTGATCGATGCCCGGCTTTGGTCAGGATCTGAAATGTGATGTTGTACTTTTTGAACAGTTCAAGGGTTTTACGGGTGAGCTGCAGATCATCGTCAAGCTTTTGATAAGCGTCACAAGTGAAGCAGAGCAATACCGGGGTATTACTTCCCTGCAACTGCTTGCGGTCGGATTCGATTTTATTTAGTATGTCCATCCGGGCCTTTGGGTTGTCATAAAAGTTTTGCCTGTCTACCTGCAGGCAGTTGGGACTGTAGCAGTATTGGCAGCCGTGGTTGCAGCCGGAATATAGGTTGACTGCCAATTTTGAATATTCGTATGCCCGACCTGAGGGTTTGTAGATTGCTTTAAGTTTCATATAAAGTCTCCAATTCATTTACTTTTTTCTTTGAGAGTGAATACTTCAAAAGCATATCCACACTGCGGGCAAATTACTGCTTGTGGTTCTTTCTTTTTCTTTTCCGGCTTTTCAATATGCACCTGATTCATCATCTCCTCAAGTTCCTGCACGTCGAAGCCAGTTAGTGCCATGTCAATAGCGCCGGTATCCAGTTCCTGCAGCAAATCTTTAAGCATGGGCATATCCCACTGGCCTGAGATTTTATTGAGGGCGATGTTAAGAGCTTTCTCGTGAGCTTCATCCATGTCCACAATGACACAGTCGATTTCAGTTTCGCCAAGTTCTTTTAGTATCTTAAGGCGCTGATGCCCGCCGACGACATTGCCGGTACGTTTGTTCCAGATAATGGGCTCTACATAGCCGAACTGCTGGATACTGCGCTTGATTTTCTCGTATTCAGGGTCGCCGGGCTTAAGATTCTTACGCGGGTTATATTTTGCCGGTTTGAGCTTGTCGATGCTGATTTTTTGAATTTCCATGATTACCTCCTATGATTTTTGAATTTAGATTTTGACCTCCCCTTCGATTTTTGCGAAAACTCAGGTTGTTG